GTGGTGCCCACGGCCACTGTCATTCCGACGTGTCTTTCCACCCCGGGCACCGAACTCTTCGCCAGCTCCAGCGTGCTGTAGGGCCCGTACTTGTCGTCCATGATCTTAGGAGCATAGACATGAACGTTGTCGTTGAGTATAATTGCCATTGTGTTAGTTGTTCCGAAGTTCCATAACACCGCCCGTAGTGGTGGCGTAGTTAGATACGTAGACCCTGTAACTCACCCCGGACCAGTAGGACAACGAGCTATTAAACGCCTGAGTGGCCGATGCGCCGAATAGGTCGGTTGGAGAACCGATACTTCCGTTGTTTATCACCGTATTGTACCACTTTGTCTTGGTTGTCGACGAAGTTGGGTGGGCGAACCACAAGTACTGAGCCGAGGCTCCGAAAGTAACAGAAAGAGTGTTGGCCGAAGACTCCACGACTTTGTTGGCCGCGACGTCTCCGCTACTCACCAGCACCGCAATCTGCGCTGCGGTCAGCGATGTGCTGGAGACTCCCCAGAAGTACGGGTATACGCCGGTCACGGTCGGCGAGCTGGTTGTGTCCGCCACACTTCCCGCGACTCTCAGCGAATCAAGGTTGGTGGCTGGGACCAGGCCGGAGTCGTAGTAGACGCCCGTACCAACTCCGTGAAAAGCCGTCACCGCCCAGTTATTCGTCCCGCTCTGAACCGTATTGGTGACGGAAAGCGTATTGCCGGGCTGATCGGTCTGGGAAATTCCGGTTCCCGTAAAGCTATACGAAGTGGCCGCACCGACCAGAACAGGGCCGGGGCTACCATCTCCGTTTACTATCTGACCCTGACCAAACGTCGCGGTCAGCACACGGGATACAGTACGTCCGATTTCCAGAGTTCCGGAGTCTCCGCTGACTGTCAGATTCACCGACTTACCCGACCCGACCGTGGCGGGTGAGACCGGGAAAAGTATGGCATCCAAGACCTCAACAATGTTCCGGGTTTTCCAAGTCGAGGCAAGGGTGGCCGGAGCTCCGCCAACCGGAACGGAGAGCCGGTTATCAGCGACAAGCGTATTGTACGCCGTACTCAACACGCTACTGTTCAGTACAAGGCCGTGGTTTTGTAAAATGCTAATTGCCTGGCCATTCCCCTCCACATAAGACTGCAGGAATGAATACGGCACAGCGTCGGAATCATCGACCGGGTCGGCTACGCCGCTTATTCTTCTACTCTGCACGTCCAGAGCCACTGATCCGGCCAATGTAAGCTGCCCGATAGTGACTTTGTTCTCAAACGTAGCGTTTCCGTTACTACCGATGTACGCAACCGTGCTGCCCGAGCTATTCAACCACTCCGAAATTAGGAGGTTTGTAGCCGAACCTCTTATCGTAAGTGCGACGGTGTTGTTGTTACCCGGATTTATTATATTCGGCTGCAGAGTGGTTGGAACTTTGCGCAAATAGTTATTAAAATTCTGATTTATCGCACTAACTAACGAATTTACTTCGGACTTCGTATATGTATTTGCCAGAGTCGCATACAGAGCGAACTGGTTGTCCAGATAAGTCCGGGTGTATACCTGGCTCAGGTTAGCTTTGGCATTTAAAAGCTGATTTATCTCAGCCTTGGTGTATAAATCGCTTATTCCGCCCAAGTTCGGGGTACAAGACTTGCTGAAATTTTTAGACGACATTACGCGCTCGGCCCCGCTCCTAATCTGCTTTCAACTGGCGCGCAGATCAAATCATTGTTTCCCGAGCTAAGTGATACTTTGACCCGGCCCGGGCGATTACAGAGTGCGGATTCGGACAAACACTTGTTGGGTTTGCCATTGACCACACAGTACAGCTTTTCCCAATACTGACGAGGGGGCGGACTATTGATCGACTGGGGCGGAACATCTTCGGTCGCCACATAGACGCAGGTATAGTCTCCGCAGCCTGAGTCGTACAGTACGACCGAGCCGACTTCGTAGACATACGGCTTTTCGATCTTCGCATCCGACCACATATCCGAGTCCGGGTCAGTCAGGTCGGACCCCCAAGCCGAATCAAACTCTTTCCAACGTGTCAGGAACGGGCGCGGTTCGTAATACTCGTAATCAGCCAGAACCTGGTCGATTGTTGGCAGACCGACCGGCTCGGTCGTACTGACCGAGCACACAACTTCCCACTGTGCAGGGTTAAATGCTCCGGCCGGCGGAGCTATGTTTACCAGTGCGCGGTAGACCACGGTACGATAGCCGTCATTCTCCGATCTGACTATCTCGTCTCCGACTCTGTACGCGTACTGGTCAATATATTTTGCTACACCCCACTTCTCATCGCTCAGCGAGTTTTCGTAACCCCAAGCAATATCGATATTGCCCCATTTCCTAAATATCCCGTTTGTCGGATCGTAAGACCGGTAGGTCTGAAACAACTCGTTAGCGTCTCGTTCGCACGTATTTAGGTACGCCGAAGTACACGAGGTGTCGACAATATCGGACACCTCAATACCCTTCGACGCCAAGGCCTGAAGCTGCGACGCAGTAAAGCAGCTAGGAGGCTGCCCTCCAAAAGCCTTGGCCGCCACTTTTTAGACCTCAGGAGAACCGGAAGTTGTCGGAAACCAGAGTTAATTCGAGCGTGCTCGGGTTACCACTGGTCCGGTCGACTTGACCGAAAGTGAGCGAAGAAAGCTGAGCGTCGAGCAGCAGAAGCTGACGGCTACCGAGACGCTGCGGGTTTTCACCACAGGTGACCGGAGTCACACTGACAGTGATGAAATCGCAATTTCCCGTAGTCCAGAAGTCGACGATGTCGGTGTGCTTTGTAGGATCGAAAGGAGTGGACAGAGTCATTTCCTTGATCACTTTGGGGCCGCGGAGATTGTAGATCCGCTGTCTAACACCATCAGCGTACTGAGTGGTGGTCGCGGTATCAGACAGCCCGGTAAACGAAGTGAAGTAAAGGGACATCCACGGAGAAGCCTGGACCAGATACTGTGACTGGGTAATCGGACGAATCTGTAGCATTTTAATAACGAGGTTTTATGGAGTTGTGTATCTCCGCCTAAACTGCTTTCAACTATAGTACGGAGCGAAATGTGACCAGTACCCTGTTGACTCGGGGTTCAGTACTACGCACTCATGATGTACGTGATGACGGTTGAGACGGTAAGAGAGCAGGTAGATAGAAATGAGTCGGGACACCTGGTCAGGTGTAAAGTCCTCGCTACGAATAGCGATGTTCTCGAATTCCTGCAGATCCCGACGAAGCTCGAAGTGCTCGGACGGAATTATACGATGAGACCCTCTGATCTCGTCGAGTAAACGCTTAGTAACAAAGACGATGTCGCCTGGCGACGTATACTCGTCTATATCTATCCGTGAAGACTCGGCATTCGTACTACTTATACCCGTAGCAATACGGTCCCAGCCGACTTCATCAATACCGCCTTGCGAGAAACGCTCGGCGATAATCTTGGAAACCTTGTCCTTCGTAGTTTTGTCCTTGAGGTCGCCGTTCTCATCAAACTCGGTAAAGTCGAGGTTCTCGGCCGAAACCGGGACCACACTGGACACCATTCGACCAATCGCGCTTTCTCCCAGAACCGGCCCGGTTTCCTTGCTCTCCGACATACCCGGCATGCCCGCATCCATCGCGGGCATTTCCGATTTCTCAAGCGACGGGATCTCCAGCTTGTCTCTGACCCAATCCAGGTCGGTGACCGTATAGCCGATAGCCTGAAGCTGAGTCAGCATCTGGACCACTTTGACCGGGTCTTCGCGCTGCTCAAGGTCTTCGAAGTTACGGCGAAGGCGGGGAACCGAAGCGCCGGGGTAATTGAGCTCGACAATCCATCGTATCAGCGTGGCGTTAAGAGTTTCGTCGAGTTCTTCGCTAAAAGCCTTGGCCTTTCTCATCCTCACGCTGTCGGCCACGGAGTCACGCGCATACGACCCGGTCGAGCCGGTATCCTGGCCCACAGTCGACTCGCCGTTGACAAGAAAACTGATCTGCTGGTCGATGTAGGTTACCAGGCTTTGGTAGATTTCCGGCTTACCCGCACCGCCTTCCAGCCACTTCACATCCATTTCATCAGGCAAGACGATCGATGTCTCTTGCCCCAACCTCTGCAGCGCGGTCAAGAGCGAATTGATCTCTTCTTCCGGCGTACCCAGGCTAAACTTGCCCACCGCGGTCGGTGTGGTGTGTTTGTCGGCGTACTGGAGCCAAAAACTCATCAGCGTACGGCGAAACTCTACGAGGCTGTAGAGCTGACGGCCCAGACCGGTGCCGTACGGGTCCATGTTGTTGCTGTAGGCCCAGTGCCGATGGATCACCATGCTCCGGAGCGGAACAGGCAGACCTTCTACGGCAGACTGAATCGTAATAACCCGCGGACTGATCGAACCGTCTTCGTTCAAAATGAACTGGATACGGCGAGGGTCTCGAATCTTGATTTCTGAAGGCACGATGTAGCTTCCCTGCCTCATCCAGCAGATTTCGCCAATGCTGATTCCGAGAATCAGCGATTCGCACATTCCGCGTACAAAAGCATCGAAGCCGGAGTTCGAACTGACCAGCATGTCACGACCCCGGCTTTGCCTGGTGTTCGAACCCATGTGATAAATGGCCTGACGAACAAACTCGGCCACTTCTTCGTCACGGTCGGTATCTGAAGCCGGAAATACTTCCCATTTACGCTGAATTATCTCGCCAACCAGCTTTTCCCAAGCCGCTATGACCGAACTGTCATTGAACAACCGAGTATAGTGCTCGATTGCACGCGGACCGCCGCCAGCCTCTTCGATGAGAATGTCATCGCGCCGAGGCAGAATCGCTCCGGTCAGTACGGTCGGCAGTCCGCCCCAGGTGTACGGGTCGGATTTATAACCGGCCAGATTACCCTGACTTACCCCGAGCGAGTAAAGACGGTCGTTATATCCAGTCTTTACGACACGTTTAGGGGTCTGATCTTCATCGGACGACATGGGTAATGCTACTACTCTTCCGAGCTTTCAACGCGAGAATGGTACACGACGTCGAGATTTAGTATGGTGTCGTACAATTGTTCGCGACTTATCTGGCCGTTTTCGTACATTTCAATTGTTTCTTCCGCACCCTCGACACAGACTCCGTACTTCGAGTCGGTCAGCAGATTGACGCCCTCCATGATCTCTGTGCTGTTCGGAGACGGAGCTCCATCCTTTTTAAGTCGTCTCGCCATTGGACTAGATAAGTAGGTAGGTGTTGTTGCCACCTTTGCTGCCAACCCTCAACATGGCTGAGTTCGGTAGGCGGGTGGTTCTTGAACTCTCTTCGTAGCAAGTAAATCGCCGCTTCAACGAACTGTTCGTTGTTCTGTTCGAACGAACGAGCAAACGCAGACGGTTCGATGTGTGCGTAGTGCTTTTGAAGCTCGACGAATAACGGCGAGCTCGTTACGCACTGAGTCTTTATTGTATCACAATCGAGCCGTAATGCGTCGAGTTGTTCGTAAATAAGGCGTTGGTCCCAAGTGTCCTCGGACTCTCTGACCATGTCTGCCGCTTTCATGACCCTCAACTTCCCGTGCTTCTCGACCATCTTGGCCAGCTCGTCGGCGAAGCCGAGCGTGGTCTTGGAGTCCTTGGCTTTAGGCCAACGCCCCATACGCCGTCCACACCACGAAGCGGAGATGAAAAACGCAAGGATCTGGATTGAAACTTGATCGGGATTATCGATCTGTTTCGCCCGTATCAACGCGCCGCTGCTGACCCGCGACTTCGCAATCAAACCGATATGGTTAGGATCGCACTGTCCGGCCGATGTGTCCGAGTTGAAGTCCAGGTCGTCGTTCGGATTAACCTCTGACGACCCGGTCTCCAAAGCTTTCATCTCCCTCTCATGTCTGTGATTCTCCCGAGTCTTCCACTTGTCGTGCTCGAGCACTTCTTTCAACATTTCTGGAGTCAGATTTAGCCGACTTAGGTCGGCTAGCTGCTTTAGCAGATCCGGTGTCATCTTTCAATCTTAGTGGGTCGTTCTGGGCCATGATGAGCACATCGCGGTAAGTCCAGGAAAAAATAAGACGAGTCACAGAATGGGCGGGCAGCCTGGCCGAGTCGACTCCGCGGAACATCAGGCTGTTCAGTTCGAACTGGGGCGAAGCGCCGGGTTCGTCGTACAGGATGATTCGGGTTGACTGGGGGTCCGTAACCGCCATAGCAGCGTGGAGATGGGACAGAACGGCGTGGTCGTAGCCGCAGAACACGATGTACGCGTAATTGCCGTAGACCACGGGCTGACCGGGCAGAAGGTCGACCCTGACCACTTCGACTTTTTCGATTTGTTCCAGAGTTGTGTAGAGATGGTCGGTCATTCGAGTCAGATCGGGACTCCGATCTGCTGTAGACATAAGAGCGATACGGATCATGGTGTAAACAGGCTGGTCGTTGAAAGCCCTGTAGTAGTATTATAGCACGAGCCTTGTGGATCAAGTAACCGAACTGGTGCGCGAACGTATCGGTATTATCGTGACTCGCGGACTAGATTCTTATGGTTACTTTTCCGTAGAGACGGAGAAAAGAAAGTTTTACGACTTCGCGAGGTGGTTGGTACTGGAGATTACGGGTCGCATAGACCGTGGCGAAGTTGTCACTCTGACTCCGTTAAAAAATAAGGTAATCATCGACCTTTTTACTACGGGTTTCGGACCGGCCTTCGCTTCCGAACTGTTCGGACTGATCTGGTCAAAGCTGTACGCCGAAGTAGAATTTGAGGAAATAAGAGACAATCTGACCGTATCGAAATACAGACGGTACGAAGCTCTGCTGACCGAGCTGTTGGCCGATCCGATCAACCTGTACAGGCAGAGTATAGCGGAGTATCTGGGCACGATAACCGAATACAGTGAGGCCGATGTGGCGATTGATCTGGGTCCGAGTAAGTCTAGACTGCTGAAATCGAACCGTACGGCGTCGTATCCCGAGCTCTTTAGGTCGCGGATACGTAGACCATTTGCACAAGTATTCAAATCGAACGTAGAAAGTCGAGCGAAAGTGGTAAAAACAGCGGCCACCGACGTCAATTCGATAATCTCGGACTCTAAATTAAATACCGAACTGCCCGAAGTAAACGAAGACCTACTCGTTGCGACTTTTTCGGGGGAGGGAAGGAAAATATACGCGGACATCAAGAATCTGTACAACTATTTTCTCGATTTTGGCGGGTATGGCGGGTCGATTAACGACTCGATAGAGTATCAATTCAAGTACTACGAGTACTTTATGGCTATGTGCTACGGACGCACGTTGAGTAATACGGCGCTAGGCGGAGATTTTGGCAACTTTGAACAAATTTACGGGTCCCGTACCACAGAGCTTAAGATACACGGACTGAAATTTTTAGAGAACCTGTATTATACGAGGTCGGCCAATCAATCTGACTCTCCGATCAACCCGGTGGCGTCTAAATATCTGAACGGAATTGCTGATCGCTATGTCGCAGAACAAACTGCGCGTACAGACATAATCTCGCTCGTGCTCGAATCGGTATACGTGGAGTGTTTGAAAGTTGGAGACGGGATCAAGGGTATACTGAACTTCCCACCTGAGGGTATCGGAGACACCACGCTGCATTTTGAGTCGTTGGCCCGAATATTTCCCGAATCCTTCGACATGGGTACGAGGTCGAGCGGTCTGACCGGGTCGATTAAGATGCTACTTAGCGCGTATAATTCACTATACGCACTGCTGCAGAAACAGCCCGATATATCTGTGTTGTCCGGTAAACTCGAGGGCATTGCGGGTTTACTGCAGAGTTTCACAAAAACAATACGGACCGCAGGGTTTAAACCTGGCGGATATGTCGGATCGCTAAGGCTAACAAGCTACGAACCTCAGTCTGACAAAATACTGGAAAGATTGAAAAAACTAGGATTTAATGACTACGAGGCTCAGCAGATCATGAGTATAACCGACTTCAACGATCTCTTGGCCAAATTCGCACCGATTACTGACTCTCAAGACGTAATTTCTTTCTTCCGATCCTACGATCTGACCAAACTGATCTACGAGTTTGGCGGACAAACCGCAATAGACCAGTATGTCGACTTTCTGTACGGAGTAGACGCGGAGAGTTCGTTGTTAAGGGTTCTTAAATTCCTCAATGTCAACCGGTCTGCTGCGTCGAAGATCCGAAGCAGAGAGTATCAAAGACTAATAGGCTACTTAATCACTCTGACCTACGCGGTTGATGCCAATCAACTCGTTCTGCTCGAATCGGTATTGAATAAAAACGACCTTGACATATTCGACTCGATCACGCAGATCGTTCAGCGCGGCATACCTACTATTTTGAAGAAAAAAGAAGATATCGACGTGTTGTCCGGCGTGGTCGCTCAGATCGTAGTACCGGATAACTCGGGATATGAGTACCAAAAACCTATCTGGAACAAGTTAATCGAGCAATCGGCCGGAAACGCAAAGCACGAAGATCTGAGCGGAATGTATGACCGCATGGAAGGTATTACACCGGTCGAACTGTACGAGATTCTCGGTCGACCCAGTCCGACTTCACCGCTCGGTAAGATTTTGGACGGTGTGCGGGGCGGACGGCTCAGCTCGCTAATACGCTACTGCAATCTGTTCGGACTTCTTTATTCAGTTTCCCCGTATAAAAACTCCGGACAACTTGTTAACGAGTCGGCCGACTCGTATGTTTCTATTCTCAACCTTGTCGACAATATTGACAAGCTGGTCGACCAGCTTAACGTGGCCAGTTTGGTTATTGCGGAAACATCGAGTAACGAACGCACAGAGTCTACGTATTCCGACCCCCTTATCAAAGCGCAGAACAAAGAGTTTGCCGCACTAATCGACCTGGTAACCGGAGAGTCGACCAATCCGGGGATAGCGGAGTCTCCGGGGATCGGAAACTCCAGAGTACCGAATGGCGTGAAAATCTCCAACTCACTAACACCCGAAGAAGCCGCGGTGATAAGTCAGACCGGTAAGACTCTGGGGATTTTTACGTCTAAGGGGTCTGATAGTGCGGATGCAGGCAGTTATATCCGGATCTCCGTCTCCAACCTACTCTCAAACGGAGTATTGGGGCTGCCAAGTAGTGCGGTTACGAGTGGTGAGAACGTATCCGAGTCAATGCAGCCGGTACCGGACTATTCGGTAACCCATACTGTTCCGACCACGACGGTACAGAACGATAAATCGTCATTCGATCCGGTCGAATCGTGCAAAAAGTTTGGCAGTACGGATTGCACGGAGCGAGGGTATGATGCGTCGCTACTGTGTAATACAGGGTTCAATAAATCGCTGTACCCGGAAGTCGGGTATGGCCCGGATAGCCCGGACGCATCGGTTCTGCCGGTTGACCGGCCAGTCGGGTCGAAGCTTGAGCGTAACACTACGTATAATGCGGTTAAGCCGGTTCATCCGCAGTACGGGTTCAGTTCGTACGGATTATCCGAACTGAGCCGTAGCAATGTACTTAAGGATAGCGAGATGATGTGTGCGACACTGAAAAACCCGCTCGAATACGGCGCGTGTATGTCAATGCTGAAGTGTAAAAAGTTCAATCCACCGTACGAGAAAAAATACTCTTTCGCCTTCTGTCCTTCTACGCTGCATGGGGGTAGATTAAGATGAACCGCACTCTTTTGTCTTACGCTAAGATGGTGGCGAACTCGGCTATTATAGAGTTCGGAGCTCAGCCCGGGTATTTTAACGGAACTCGCTGCGAGTCGATAGACCGAGCCAGTATACGGAAACAGCTAATCGATTCGATAGAGATCGAGCTGGCTCAATCGGGCAATATTCGTCCGATTCAGGAGTTCAAATTGACGAATCAGTCGATTACTACGTGGGATGACTACTGGCTGGATAAGGAAGGAAGCTTCATAGTCGATCCGCTGATCGTTCGGGTAAATCTGCAGCGAAATAAGCTGGTCTACGTTAACATGAATACGCCGAGATCGGAGTTGACCGACCTAAACCTAGAAGGGAACACCGAACTTCAGCATTTGTATATCCACGAAGCTCCGAAGCTCGAACGGCTCGATCTATCCGGCTGCACCGGCCTGCAGTACGTGAGTCTGGGCATAAACCGGTCCATAAAAGAGCTGATTGTAAAAGACTGCGGGATGAGTACGGAAACTCTGCAGCAATTACTACGAGACTTCACACCGACCATGACGGCCAACGCGAATCTTAGAGGGGTCGGGGCTTTTCGCAAGACTCATAACACTCTGCTTGACCTGCGAGGGAACCAGATAGACTGGAATAACAGAAAAATTGCGAGTAAAATTCGCCTTCTGCTGACCAATAACTGGGTAGTCAAGTGGGACAATAATCCGCCTACCGAAATCATACCGATCCAGATGTACGGGTTTTTTGTTGAAAGCCGTATAGGAAGAAATTGAATTTGTGGCCGACCTAAGAACCAGATTTATAGAGGACTATGCGGGCGGTCTGCTGAATATCGCACGTCAAGAACTCTCGAGTACGGGTGAAGTCTTGGCCCAGGACGGGTTTGTAGACAACACCGCGTTGTTTGTTGAAGATGGTCGGGGCGTAAAAAGCGGACTGAGACTGGGTAGTTCGTTGGCCGAATGTATCGACCCGACTACGGAGACCGGACTGCTGAATGTCCGGACTGCTGACCGAACCTATGCGAAGATCAAGGATCTTAAGATCTTCGCTACCGCGGTCGCATCGGCTCAGAGTGCGCTGACCGATTCGGTATCCGAGTCGGTTAGTAATTTTGAAGGTGCGTTTGAGTCGTTAGAGGTTGATTTTCAGTCGTTCCGGTCAGAAATCAATCTGTCAATTGAACAGATAAACAAGTCGCTAGAAGACCAGAGCTCGCTGATAAGCAAAATCAACACTGAAACGGTTCTGCGTATTGATTCGGACGCCGCATCGTTGTCGAACAGGGTCGATATTCTCGAAGAAACCGTAAAAGGCGTACAGATCGTGACCTCTGAACTTAAGTCGTCCGGTTCGACCTTTAAGCTCGAAGATGACGAACTACAGCGGTTCGATATTGAATCGAAATCAAAGTACTATGCGATAACAGAGATTTCAACCAACGTGCCAGCCTGGGTCACGCTGTATACCGATGCGGGGTCGCAAGGTAATGACATCAGAGCACAAGGCGACCCGGCCGCTGTTAACAGCGGAATTATAGTCGATGTGATCACAACGACAGATAACTACGTTCGTAAGTTCATGCCGCTGCTGATTGCGGGATCGGATGAACCGAAATTCTATATCCGCGCAGTTAACCGGTCCAACGTTACGGTTCAGGTCGCCGTAGTTATCAAATATATTCCGCTCTAAATCCCCAACTCCAGCGAGTCGATAACCGACTGTATCGTCTCCGCTGACACTCTGATCACAACGGCCGGACCTATTTTTCTGAGAACGTAGAACAGAATACCTTCGCGTCTTTCTATGTCGTCGACAAACACGCTGCGGAAGGTTTTGTCGTGAATGTCCTGTCCACCCAGCAACTCGTACACTGAGTTGGGATCAAAGACCCACATACAATTCGACTGATCGGCCGTAGCAATGTAGAGGGCGAAAGGTGTGTGATTTTTCTCTATATAGTACAAAGACTCCAGTACACCGGCAGGGTCGCCGGACCGCCTGAGCGAATCGACCAGGGTTTTCTTCTCGTTCTCTGTATTAAACACGTTCAGATCCGAACAGACCGGGATTTACCAGAAAGTCCGAGATTCTTCGCAATAGCTTGGCTCATTTTCTCAGCCAGCTTGCGATCCGACTCGGACAGAGCGGGCCGAGGCTTAACGGATTCGGCGACAGGCTTGACAACCTCGGCGCGGGTTTGGATAGTCGGCGGGAGCGCTAACTTCTCGGAGGGGCTGGGATTCTCGAGTTCCGTCTCCAGATTTTTGTCTTTTTGCCCACTCGTGCCAGGCTGCGATTTGGGCTTTGCTGAAGTTTCCATTGTGCATGACAATTAGTTGCCTAAACTGCTTTCACCGGAATCCCGGTCTACGTTGATTTTTACTTAAATCACAAAGCGTGTCAGTAGTCAGTCTCTAAGTAGCAGCTCATCAGGGCGATGCCGATGACGCTGCTGGTACCGCCAACGCTCATCCAGCCACGCTGGGTCAGGAGCGTGGTGTTGGTTGGCATGTTGGTGTTGATCGTGCCAGAGGCTGTGGCTCCGGTGCCGAGATCGGTCACGGTGTAGTTCACCGATTGCGTACTGCCGGGGGGTGAGAACATCACCAGCTCATAAGCCTTGGTGCGGTCTGTTGTTGGCACGGGGAAGCTGGCGCCGAGGTTGACCTTGGTGATTGCAGCAGTGCCGCGGTGCATGATCTGGATGTTGGCGTCTGCTGCGTCCCAGCCCATGCCGACGATGTTGGTGATCGTGCTCGGCTCAACGTCGGTCGGCGCAGCAGTGGTGTTGGTCATGCCGACAAAGGCACGGTTCGTGGTTGTTGCGACGCCGGTGGCTGGCCCCCAGCGGCAGACGTAAAAAAAGCCGCCCTCACCCGCAGTAGCGCCGCCGACCGTCCAGCCCAGGTTGGGGTAGCGCCAGCCGGCAACCGCTGTAGTGGCTGCGCTGGTGACGAGATACTCAAGGCGCTGCGTTCGCGTCTGCCTGTTGGTGGTGGCGATGTTGGCGGATGTTGCGGTGCCTGTTGAGGTCAGCGTGGCAATGCCCAAGGCGACAGGAGCGTTCGATCCACTGGCTCCCTGCCAGATGCAGATGCGGTTCCGAGCAAATGTCGGCTGCAGTACAGCAGCGGCCGATGTAGAGCTGTTCTTGAAGCTCGGCATGGAGCGGCCTCCGATTGACAGCGCCGCGAGCTTGCTGCCTGCTCCCGGTGCGGTCGCTGTAGCGTTGTCCGCAAGAACCAGATCGCCCTCGTGGATAGTGACATCACTCGCACCACCAAACGCACCGGCATTGTTAAATTGGATCTGACCGCTACTGCCCCCAGGACTGCCACCGCCACCACCACCCGCTCCGACCTCAACAATGCTCTCCACTCCCGAAACGTCTTTCTTCAGAAAGAGTTTTCCATCGTTCGTGTTAATGGCCAGTTCGCCCAGAGCGAGCTGCGTGGTTGTCGGAACTGCCGACGCAACCGAACTGCGCCGTATTCGTATTGTATTTGCCATTTGGCTCCCCGTTGATTTCTATGTAGAAGGGTTAAGCCCCGTATGTACGGGGCGATTTGGTCTTAGAATGTTCCGCCGTCCAGATCGAAGCCGGAAGCTGCGCCGTCTTCAAGGAAGGTGACGAGGTCGCTGAGGGCGACCTGGACCATCGTTCCTGCGTCGTTGATAACCATGCGGTCGGCCAGGACCAGGGTCGTCGCAGTCGCGGTGGTCGAGCCGTCGATCACCGAGGCCTCAGTCGAGGTCAGAGCGGCGAGCGAAGTGGCCGTGCCACTGGCCATACCGGCCAGAGTGGCCAGTTCGGCGTCGTAGGCCTGCACGTTCGTCCCGATCACCAGACCGAGGTTTGTACGAGCACCCGCCGCGTCAGTCGCACCCGTACCGCCATTAGCCAGAGCGAGCGTGCCGGCCAGAGTGACCGCACCGGTCGTGGCGGTGCTGGGGGTCAGGCCTGTCGTCCCGGCGGAGAACGAACTAACCCCGGTCCCGGAGACGGACGAGTTGAACGAGCTGTACCACTGCGTCGTGCTTGACGCGTTGAACTCCATCACGCCGTTGACGGCGAGCTGGATGCTGGCGTTGGTGCCTAGAGCATCGATAGTTGCGCCGGATGCCGGAAATATATTGACCGGGTTGGCGCCTTTGTTAACGACGATCACGCGCCGGCCGGTCGTAGCGGTGGGCAGAGTCACGCCGCTCGGGTTCGCCGCCGCTGTGGTGATAACGCTAAGGTCGCTGGTCAGAGCGCCCTGGCCCTGGGCGTTGGTCCCCGCAGTTACGTTGGCCGTTGTGCTGAATGTCTCCCCGCTCAGAGAAGGCGTGGTCAGGGACGGTGACGTACCGAACACCAGAGCGCCAGAGCCCGTCTCGTCGGTGATCGCCGAGGCCAAGTTTGCCGATGTATCGGAGATACCGTACCCAGAGAAAGTTGTCGGGGATGTGCCTGCGGTAACCCGGCCGTAAGTGTCAACAGTGACAGAGCGGTATGTGCCCGCCGTTGCGATACCCGATGTCAGGTTGATCGAATCGACCCCGATTGTCAGCGAACCTCCGCCCGTCGAGGCCACATCGAGAGTGTTACCGGTCTTGGTCAGACCGGCCCCTGCCGTGATCTGGCCAGCCCCGGAGAACTGGGCGAATGTCAGCGCCGTAGTACCGAGAACAATGGGGTCGTTGGTCGTCAGTACCCAGCCGCTGTCCGCGTTAACCGTACCCTCCGTCACGAAGGTGAACATACCGCCTGTCACTTCGGAACCAGGCGTGTTGTCCGCGTCAAGTGCGCGGGTCCAGGCCCCAGCGGCAACAACGTAGATACCGTTGCCAGACGCGGTGGTCTGATCCTTCACCAACACGCGGTCATTGGCCACCAGGACCACACCGTCAACGGTCTGAGTGCCGCTCAGCGTGATGTTAGCGGTCGTCGCAGCCCTTACGCTGTCCTTGACATCCAGACCGGTCTTAAGCGCATCGACATACGCCTTCGTTGCCGCGTCCTGGGCCCCCGACGGATCGGCCAGGCCAGTAATCCGCTGGTTGTTCAAAGCCACCGACGCCGTCGGCGCCGTCATCTGATCTAGGCGGTTAGTCCGTACTTGCGTATCGAAGTCGCTGATCTTCGCCGCTGTCAGAGTGGGAATATCCGCAGCGACAAGGGAGCGGAAAGTCGGGGCGCCTGCAGAACCGTCAGGCGCGATGAATACTGTATTTGCTGTCTGGCTGGCCAAAGTGCCGGTGAGTGTGCCAGTTGTGGTAACTGGAGAGCCACTGACTGTGATAAAACTCGGTAGCGATAACGCAACGCTGGTCACTCCAGTCGCGCTCGTTAGATACCCCTGCCCCTTGACAAAAGCCGTGCTCGCCGCTTTCGTGCTGTTGTCGGACAGTGTCTGAGTGGTGACGATTACGTCGCCGGTGAACGTCTTGTTGCCCGAAACGGTCTGCGCGCCGCTAAGGCTGAGGAACGCGCCTGAGCCGCCAATCGCCGGAATTGTGGTGGCCGTACCACCAGCACCGCCCGTACCCTTACCATAGTACAGGATGTCGTCGACTTCGTTAAAGGCCAACTCCGCGTTGGCTAAGCTGGCCGGTGCGCCAGCGTTACCACTGGCCCGGCGCTTGATGCGCAGAACGTTAGCCATAACTAGAAATTGCCCCCGTCGGTTAAGGTGAGTTTGGTATTAGTAGAGTCGGATAGGAACTTGCCCTGTCCAGCGTTATAGACCGGAATGCTTCCGTCCACAGAAGTAGAGGTGTCAAAAATTTCTACTCTATCCTCTAGAGCTTTCAACATACCGAAAGTTACCGGCTCCGAGTCATCCAGGGGTGTGGGTAGGTTGAGAACCCTACTAGCACCCTTAAAATCCATGTTTACGTAGACTTCTTTGCTCATTATATTAGCCTAGCATGGCCACTAAGTGGCAGAGTAAACTCCACCCGGACAGTGTTTTTAGTCAGGTGGTTTACGTACCCGTCGATCTCATTCCACTCATTATTAAACAGTTCTACGGAAGGATAGTAGCCCAGATTGTGAGTGATGGTCCAGGTTGCGCGGGGCTCGATCTGGTCGTACTGGACGGATTTTAGGTTGGTTCGTGTGGTCAGGACGCTGGCCGGCGACTCAGGAACCACGGGCTCGGGTGGTGCGATCACCGGAGGAACGTAGTTGGTGGGTTGGTTGGGATCTAGAACAGTATTCTGCTCCAGAAGGATGTCCGCCACTGTGGATTCGGAGAGTTGGTTACTTGCCTCGGCCCATGCCTGCCAACCCCACATCTCCTCATTATACGTATTATGCGCCAACTGATCCTTCGAGTCGGCCTGCCCGGCGCGAAAGTTACGCAGGGGGCCGGGATTCACGCGGTTGGAGTTTGAGAGGTACTCAGGCTGGGAGAGTTGCTGGCGGACTAGCGATGTCGCCTGCGTGTCGGTGCTCCTGTAGTCGCTGGAGGCCCTGAGCCTCTCCCACTCCTCGAATGGGTTCTTCGCTACGGCCACAACCTCCCCCTCCTCTATACTAATTTTAAACAAAGGGGTTTAAAGGATTTGACATCAGACAAACACTATGGCTGTAAGCAAGATGGCGCGAGATGCGGCCTCAGGAGCCGCCGTTGAGGCGGAGGACGACTACTTTGATTTTGGCGATCCGGAGATCGTGATTGTAGAGATCTCCGAGGGAAAGTTTCTGACACTCCGGGAACCCTCCGCGAGCGATCTTATAGAGATCTCCAAGATCTCGGATAATAAGAACATTTCGGATGTGGAAGCCACTCTCCAGACGATCTGCATCCTCCACGCTCCCGAGCAGGGCCGGAGAAGACTGTCTCTCAAGGACGCTAAGAGACTCACCGCTCGTCAGCTGAAGGCTCTTGGAGGAGCCATCAACAGTCTTCTGGGCCTTGGCGGAAAGGGGGAAGGGAGTGAGGAAGAGGGTGAGTAACGGTGTCGCTCTCGGCGCGAAAGAACAGCAACTACACCGTGTCGGTGTTTGACTCCAGATCCCGAGAGATCCGCTTCAGGGACATAAAAGGTTCCGATCTGGAGTACCTGGATTCCATGTTCGCGGAGGAGAATAGCGAACTCTCCTTCGATCAGGTTGTCGAACTTCTCTCCACTCTCTGCACGAGAGACCTGGATTTTAGGTCCCTGACCCAGAGAACCATCATGCAGATTTTTGATATTGTCAAGGAGCACATACTCTGCAACTACATGACTAAGATTGACTGGCTGAGACGGTGTTACGGAGTGCAGAATGGTTCGTTTGCTGGAGTCTCGGATATGGAGCAGATTCCGCTTAGCAAATTCACCGTGATGTCCCAGATCCACCTGGAGGCAATAGAGAACATAAAGACTCCTACATGACAGATACGGAACGACTGAAACTGATCCTTATCCTGTGCTCGATATGCCTCAGGAGCGACGTACCCGAACTGAAGTCGTTTGTCAGCGTAAACTCGAGGTACGTCACCACCAACGACTTCAACAAGATCCTGAGGAAGTCGATGAAGATACTGGAGTTTAAGAGGTGCGGAGCGATCTCCTGCCCCGACTGGCTGATGAACGAGCTCTTCCAACTCTACAAGGTAGACTCGACCAACTAAACAGGTCAAAATCAGCCATTTGTTTAAGGATAATAGTGAAAGATATAGTGTCTTCAAATCTCTATGGCCAATCCAATTAGAATCAATGCTGCGACATTGAATCGGCCCGGCGTGTTCGTAACACAAGCCTCGACAGGTGGCCTACCCCAACCCATCGCTACTCACGCGGTAGGCTACCTTTTCGGCAGCACGCCCACCGAGGACTACTACGAGGGCAATGCTCTCAACAAGTACTCCGTACTCGAGCCTTACAAACCCACACAGATAGGCTCGGTGGACGACTTTGTCGAGAAGATCGGGGGCAAACCACCGACCTCTAATAAGGGTGCCCTGGCTTCCTACGACGCCGTTAAAGCCTTCTTCGACAACGTCGGGGTAAATGGTATCCTCTACTTCACCCGCGTTTCCCCGACTCCGGAGACAGTGGTTGATCTGGGAGCCTCCGTGGCGGGTGCTGGGTACAATGCCTTCGCCCTCAAGATCAACGGTCGTTACTTCGGAACTCCTATCGGAGTGAATGATGCTGATGGCGACGAGATCCGCGTTATCACCACCACCGCCCTTGACCAAGTAGATAATTCAAGGGACATCTACTCGTTCCTCGCTGGCAACGGTGATAATTTCTCCGACTTCTATCGCATCGAGCAGAACGCAACCGAAGCCATTGCCGGTAAGTTCAGAATCTTCTCGAAGGACACCAGAAATCTTCCTGAGGTCGAGAGATTCGTGGCTTACCAGTTCAGCGATACGAACTACGCTACTCCGCTCGACCTCAACAACCAGTTCGTGGTCAAGTTCTACACCTCGGTGAAAGAGCTGGATTTCCGCTGCGTGGCGAGAGACATCACCACCGGTGAACCCATCCTCCACCTATCAGGTAGCGCTCTGAGTGCTTTCGTGCTGAAGAGTTCTACGGAGTACACCGCCACCCCGGCCAATTTCAATCCCACGGCCAATACCATCACGCTAAACTCCTCGGTAGGACTTGCCGATGACGACCGTGTGGTACTGGAGGGTACCGACGACGGAGATCTGGGTTCCATCGGTTTTGGCACGGTGTACTTCGTGGTCAATAAGTCAGGCGACGATATCCAGCTCTCCGGCTCCTTGGGTGGAGCGGTTATCAACTTCTCTGGTACCCCCGGCGCCAACGTCACGGTGAGAAAGCTCGCCTATGATGTTTCGACCGATCAGTCGAACATTGTCAAGAACTTCCTGATCAATCAGGAGTACTACGCCTCCGCATCCGCAATCCCCTCGAGCAAGATTGTGGGCGTGTCGAAGGACCTCACCTCCGCTCCCGCCTCGTACGTGCGGTGGGCAGACGCTGACGCCAACTACTGGAAGTACAACTCCGTATCCCAGGAATTCTCGCTGTTCCAGAACTCCGCCGAGGTTGCGGGCACAGAAGTCCCCTCGGGAACAGTGACTACCTCCGGAGGAGTTACAGATCGCCTCGGATACCTTCCTGATTCCGTCCAGGTCTTCTACGTTGAGGTTGCCGGTGAGAACCGTGCCATCATCGTGAACGGAGCTACCCCTGACGAACTGACAACCAACCTGGTTGCCGAGATCAACAGCATCCTGCAGGAGAAGGAGCTAGATGGCTACTACTCCGTCGAAGCTGTAAACTCCGGCTCGCAGATCGGATCGACCGACGAGTACGCCCCCAATAACGGCCACCAACTAAGCACCAAACTGATCTCGGATGCTGGGACCCCCTACATCCGTCCAGAGCTGGAGGATATCGCTCTCTCCGGCCTCTTGGGTATCAGCGTAGATGGAGTGGTCACAGGTGTAGGAACCAAGTTCCTCACAGAGTTGGCGATCGGCGACACCATCATGGCTAATGGCATCAGATTCGTGGTTGGTTCGGTGGCTTCGAACACATCGGCTACCGTAACTCCTACAGGGACAGGCATCCCGGCCGGTACCCCAGCCACCCTGGACAAGTCCATACCCAACGGCTTCTATTCTCACGACTACGTTCTGAGAGTGAAGATCACCTCCAAGAACGGAGTATCCTCCCCGATCTACCCCGGCCGTAATAGATTCGGTGTGCTGGATGGTAATGTTGTCAAACTCAACTCCATCGACCAGAACGCTGGCTACGAGTCCTACAAGCTCACGGTGACGGCTAAGTCAAACGACTTCATGTACGCCATCGAGCAGGGCATGGGATCTAGAGTCCTCTCACCTGGCTTCCTATTCGCTCCCGAGGCTTACACCGTGCTCTCCTACGAGGTAGGGGCGGGTGATTTCGCCAGCAAGAACGAAGCTCGCCAGGAGCGCCTCAAGATCACCCAGACGCTTACCAAAGCCGCCGAGGGTAAACTTGGCACCACTGAGGGTATCGTGGGCACCCAGCATATCGCCTACATCGACTGCGGTGCGGACGAGATGTCTCTCAACGAGGCCCAGGACGAACTCTACGGCATCAAAGCCGCCGTGGGAGTGCCTTTCGGCCACGCGGCCTTCTACGCTCCCTACGTAAAGAACGATAACGATCGCTACATTGCCCCTTCCAGCTACATGGTGGGCATTGCCTGCTCGAGATACACCAACGAGGGCTTCCAGCAGCCTCCCGCCGGCGCTCGCTACCCACTGAGAGGAGCCATCGGACTCAAGTTCGACATCTCCGCCCAGCAACAGGAAGTGACCTACGCCCTGGGACTCAACCCTATCCGCTCGCTTCCCAACCGTGGAATCGTGGCCTGGGGTGCCAGAACCCTCTCCCCCAACCCGCTCTTCAGATTCATCAACACACGTGCCATCCTTAACGTCCTCATCGATGTTATGGGTCGTAGCTTCGACGACATCCTCTTCGAGCAGATCGACTCAGCGGGTACCGTGTACGCTAGAGTGAAGTCTATCGCCTCTCAGATTCTGGGTCAGTTCTTCCGTCAGGGAGCGCTATTCGGATCGAGACCCGAGCAAGCCTACCTGGTCGTGTGCTCGTCAGCGAATAACAATACCACCGACCTGGAAAATGGCACGGTGAGATTGGACGTTTACGTGGCTACAAGTCCAACACTCGAGCGTCTGCTTGTGACCATCGTCAGAACTCCGGCTGGTCAAGTTGCTCAACTGAGCGATAGCTTCTCCAGAAACGAGGCAAGATTCAGTTCTCTGCTTAACTCCACAAACGTATTCTGATAGATGAAAGAGCACGTACTCAACCACAAAGAACCTCTCTCTTCCCAGCAGCCTAAAAAGGTTGTATTCATAGAGATGTTCAGAGCAGGTCCCCAGATCTCCTCCACCGGTCAGAAGTTAGTCTTTACGGAGAGTGACCTCGATCAGGTGGTGGGGTCTTACAACCCCGATACTCACGAGGCTCCTCTGATAATCGGTCACGACCAGCAGGACGATACTCCGGCTCTAGGTTGGGTACGTAAGATCTGGAAGAAAGGTCAAGAACTTTGGGGTAAGGTGGAGCTTACCCCTAAAGCCGAACAACTCATCAAAGATGGGGTGTTTAAGAAAGTAAGTAGCTCATTTTACCTGCCTGAAGCTGAAACGAATCCTACACCTGGGAAACTTTCCCTACGCCATCTTGGTTTAGTTTCTATTCCGGCAGTCAAAGGACTAACTGCTTTTTCGGAGTTATCCGAACAAGAAACGATCACAATTACCCCCTCCGAAGGGGAGTCTTCTATTTCGTTTAAAGAACACTTAGGAAAAAATCAAACTATGGCTAGGAAGAAAACCAAACCAGAAACTCCCACTTCGGTTGCTTCGGTTGTCGAGCACAACGAGGGTGGGGGAATGACCGTGAATATCAACATTGGTGGTGGTGATAAGCCCAAAGCCAATGTGTACGATGATAGCGGCAATAGGATTTCCGAGACCGGTGCTCCTGCGGAGTACGACATGGACTACGGTATGGAGTCCGACTCCGAGGACGACGCCTCGGCTATGGATCCGGGCGACGGAGCATCCGACAGCCTAGGGCTGGAAGATGGCGCCGACGAAGGTGCTGATGCCGACCCCACCGCTGACGGTGACATGCCTTCTCAGGATGGTGAGGCACCCGACGCGGAAGCCGGCATGGATTCCGGTGATGATGCTACCGATGGCGGGACCGATGACGGATCCGCCGGGCCTTCTACTGATGGCGACACGGGTTCCGGCATGGAAACCGAGGATATCTCGGGAGATATGCAAGGAGATGATCAGAAGATCGCCCAACTCGCGTCTAATTACGAGATAGACGAGCTGATCAAGGCCCTGGCTCTTAAAACTGATGCTGCCTCCATGATGGAGGGTGAGGGAATGTCTTATGGCGAGATGCCAGAGGGACTCAAGAAGGCTATGGAAGCTAAGAAGGGTGGTGAGAGTGAGAAGGACGACGAGGAGGAAGAGGACAGCAAGGACATGGGAGAAGCTGTGAAGGAAGGTGAGAAGCCCTCCGACGCTGGCCAACCGCCCTCCGAGGACGTGAAAGGCGCTGACGAACCCAAGGGAGAGCAGGTTTACTCCGAGGAGGAAGCTACCGAGGAAGACGAGGAAGTTTCCGAGCACGGGGAAGGCTGCAAGGACTACGAGGAGGATGAGGAAGAGAAGAAGAAAAAGGAGATGATGAAGGGAGACATGTCGGAAGAGACCGTTTCAAAAGAGGCTACAGGAACTCTGGATCATAGCGAAACCGCTATGGGAGTTCGGGGACAGAATGACCTTCAGGCCCGGGTAGCCGAATTGGAAGAGGAACTTGCCAGACAGAAAAAACTCATGAGAGAGAAGGAAATCTCTGATTTCTGCGAGACTCTATACGATGGTGGTAAACTGACCCAGCAGATCGTCTCTAAGACGGATCTCGTCCGGTTCATGGAGACCCTCAATAACAAGAACTCGGTGAACTTCTCTGAGACAGGCAAAGCCTCTCAATTTGACTTCTTCAAAGGTGTCCTGGAGAACCTACCCTCCATGGTCAGCTTCGAGGAATTCGCGACCCCAGCTTCGGCTCCACCAGCCAAGAAGCAAGTCACGCCTTCGGCTGATGGGTACGTCTACGATCCCGCCACAGCGGACCTTCACGCGCAAGCTCTGGAGTACTCCGAAGCGAAGGGTGTCGAGTACACCATCGCTCTGAAGGCTGTTCTATCTAACTCTTAAGGAGATCCAAAACATGGCTAATGACCCACGTTACATGTCCTTCGATCACCAGTATGTGGAGACTGTGACTGTCACCGACAGCACCGCTCTCACATCAGGTGTCGACGCACATCGCTTCATCAAGCGCACTGGCGCTTACCCCGTCGCTGGTGGCTACGCCGCTGGCGTGAATGTCTACCGCATCTACGGCCAAGGCGAACTGAACGCCAACGGCTACCAGGTGGATGACGGTTCGACTCTGGTCTACGAGGGACAACTGAACCCCTCCACCACTCCGTACAAGCCCGGCGTATTCCCCTACCAGGGACTCGCCACCGTCGTTACCTCTGGTATCGTCATTGTCGAGGTGGACGCGGCCGCTGCCGCTTTCGGTGTAGATGACGCTGTCTACGCCACTACCGATGGAAAGGCCACCAAAACCGCCGGTGCTGGTGTCGTTCTTGGCCGTGCTCTTGACGCTTCTGCTGCCACAACCGCTGGTCAGTACATCCGCGTTAAGCTCGGTAACGAAGCCGGCGCTTGATAGATACTAAAGGAGAGTAACCAACTATGATGAATCTTGATCAGGTACGCGTAATTGACCCCATTCTTACGCAACTAGCTCAAGGGTACAAGAACGCTGAGGGTGTGGCTACCTTCTTCGCTCCCGCGGTATCTATGAATACTCGCGCTGGACGTACCCTGGTATTCGGTAAGGAGGCTTTTGCGGCTCAGTCGTTCCTCCGCGCTCCCGGAACCAACATCCAGAAGATCCAGAACCAATTCGGAACTCGCTCGTTCGCCCTCCGTCAGGAAGCGATCAGCTGGGAGATCGCCGAAGAGGTCGCTGCTGAGGCCAAGAACGGCGCCGCTCAGATCGATCTTCGCCAGTTCGCTGCTAAGGACGCCGCCAACCGTCTGATGCAGTCCTGGGAAGTTCAAGTCGCTGACCAGGTGACCGACGCCGCTCAGTACGAGACCAACAACGTGCTGGACCTCGCCACCTACAACGGTGGTGCCGACCAATTCAACAGCCCTACCGCTGACGTGGAAGTGCTGATGGACGACGCCAAGGAGCAGGTGCGTAGCCAGATCGGTGTGTATCCGAACAAACTGGTGCTTTCACCTGACGCCTTCAACGCTCTGAAGCGTAACAAGAGAATCCGTGACTTCATGCAGCGCGGTGTGCTTGTCGACGAGAAGACTCTGGCCCAGATCTTTGGTCTGGACGAGCTTCGCGTGGCTCGCAGATTGAAGCTGAATCAGGCCACCGGTGCGCTGGAGAACATCTACAACAACACCGCGATCCTCTTCTACCATCCTTCATCCTCCACCGACGGCTTCATGCCCGCCCTGGACGCCAACTACGGCAACCCCGCCTTCGCCTACACCTACACTCTGAGTGGTTATCCCATCTCCACTCCTGAGCGCTTCAACATCGAGCGCAGAGTGTTCACCGGAGACATCCTTGTCGAGCGTAGCTTCGAGCTCGTCGGCATGGGTGAGAACGGAAAGTGTGGCGCTGGTTTCATCTTCCAGAACCCCGTCGCTTGAGCCATCTGGCTCCGACTCCTTGGAGGCCTCCGGGCCTCCTTTTTTTGTGCCTACCAACTCCGCGAGTTCCTTCCTAAACTCCGAGAGTGCTCTGATATTGGAGTTGTAGATGCTACTCTGCTTGCTATCCACGAACAGCACCTCTAACTGTAGCGCCAGGTGGCGTTCGGACGAGAGGAAGGCGTCCAGCTCCTCGAGCATTGTCTCCAGGATCCCGGGCTCGATGCCCCCGATCGCCACTATGGCTTTTTTCAAGTACGATATGCTCTTCTTCAGCACGAAGGTGTCCGAGGTGGGATCTCGCTTGAGGGCCAGTCTGAACGAGGTCAGATACGCGTTCATCAGAGTCTTGACGCTTTTTCCCATGGATTTTTGTTCCTATCATACCATAGTTTAAGGTTAGTACAGAAGCAATGGGATCTGGATCGTGCCAAATTCTCCATATCCGGATAAGTTCGGAATAGCCGATAACTGCAATCCAGCCACGGTGGATTATTTTGTGGAGGCTTTTGGCTACCAGGAGGCCATAGAACTCTCCAACATAGACAATCCTACCGGAAATAGCATAAACGGCGATAAGATCCAGGTGGCTCTGAATGACGCGGCCGTGCTGATAAACAACTACATTGTCACGGCACCGCCTCAGGGCAAGATCCTCATCGCGGGTTCGTACCGCCGCACGCAGGCGATCCTTGCCAGATGGTACCTCGACGTTCTGAGACCTAGACAGCAGGTCATAGACGCCGCGGAGAAGGCGATGGAGCAACTCGAGCTCTGGGCGTCCAAATCCTCCCCATCCACCGGACTCAAGTGGCAGGAGGCCTACCGCTACTGGGGTAGTGGATGCACGATGACCAAGAGCTCCTACAGAAGAGGCAGGAGCTTCACCGAGCCTTCTCTCAACAGGTGGGTGCTCCGCGAGGGAGGCAATAACCGCTGGTGGCCCTTCCCGCGCAAGGAGGCGATGTCCGCCAACCGGGTCAGTTCCGAGCACCTCTCCGACAGTTCCATGCAGGTGTCGTCGCTCCTCCCAGAGTCCACTCTGGAGGTCAACGAGCTATTCGACGCGCTCGAGACGACGAGAGGTCTGGCGTCCTTCACAAACACTCTGGATGCCGTTGATCCAGAAGGCGGAGACACCATCATCGCCACCAACTCCACAGAGAGCGCCGACGGCAACTTCGACAACTACAGCGGCCTTCAGGAAGGCAATACATTCTAACCATGAGCAACCAACCCTACGGATACGACCCCTTTAACCCCGGTCCTGCGGACGGAAACGCTTTCATGCTCCTGGAAGGAGCCGGCAATGACTGCTACTACGGATCCAACTACGGTGGGTTGGGTGGTAGGATCGGGGTGTTCCCGGATGGCACGGTGTATAAGTTGAGTGCCGCCGAACTCCGCCAGTACATTATGGGACTGGAGGCCACTAGGAAGCTCCAAGATCTAGCGGACGTCAGCTTCACCAGGAACGTGAGGCCGGGGGACGCTCTTCTCTACAACCACATGACCGGCAACTGGGAGCTTCAGAGTTTTATCAGCGGCGGGGGATTCTGACCGATGCTCCTAGAGATAGAGAATCAACTCCACAGGAGGGTGCATAACGCCCTAGGTCAGAGCGCTGTGGTGATAAGACTGGCCGAGGAGATCGACGAGTCCGGCCGAGTCGCCGAGCAGGCGATGATTATTGTGAGTTGGGCGGCTGGAAGCACCACCAATCCCAACAAGGGAGCCTACATCCCCACCGTCAGGAACAGAAAGCTAAATTACACCATAACTCTGGTACAGAAGCAGACCCAGAGGGAGGGGCATAGCTTCTCCCTGCCCATCCTCGACCTCATAGCCGACTCCGTGACGGGGTGGGTGCCGGAAGTGCCGGGGTTGGAGTTCCAGACGGGGTTTGAGTTGGGGCCGGAGAGGTTCGTCCAGGTAACCGAGGCCTCCCAATTCATCTACGAGCAGACCTACAGCATAGAGGTTCTCATACCTGACGGCAGGTTCTACAGTCAGCCCTGCGCGGCCTTCGACCCCATCTCTGTAGAGGACTTCCTACCCAAGAGAAAGTGCCTATTCACCCCCGATCAGAAGGGCACCGGCCTGGCCGTCTGGAGGAGAGTGATCAACTCCGACACCACAGAGGAGTACGTTGTCGAGGACCCCAGATGCGAAAGGGAGATCTCCGACAACCTTGAGATCACCTGCAATGAGGCCTTCGACGGCAGCGCTACTTACGTCTTCACACCCAGAGCCGCTCTCTCCTTCGACGAGAATGGCGATAGGGTTATCGACGAGGACAGAATCGTCACTGGCACCCTGAGCAAGGTGTGGAAATGCTACAGAGACCGCACCCAACCCTACCCACCCTGGTTTAAGTTAAATATAGACTCCTCGCTGTGGAGGAATAGTGTGGACACGGTTCCTAACACCAAACCTGGCACCTCAGCAAGACAGGATCTCAATATCAAACTCAATCCAGCTTACGACACACTTACATGAACTCCCTATTCCACTCGGTTTTTGCCTCGCACCTAGCGTTCAAGGGGGCTTCCCAACTCGCGCACTGGAACGTGGTGGGCAAGGACTTCTACCAGATGCACCTCCTCTTCGGAAAGATCTACGAGATACTGGAAGGCCAGACAGATACGTTTGCTGAGCAGGCCCGCGGACTGGGTGTAGAGATCCCCGCGAGGGCATTTAACCAGGTCCCAGATATCGAGTGGAGTATGAATATAGAGCTTGTGGAGTGGTTACTGACACTGTGCGTGCGCTACCGATCCGACCTGGAGCTTCTCAGGAACGTACTGGAGGACGAGAAGCAGTACGGGTTCGTGAACGTGGTCGAGGGATTCCTTACGGACAGTAACACCATCTGCTACCTGCTCAAATCCACGCTGGAAGTCTGACATACTAGAAAGCCCCAGCATTTGCTTGGGGCCACTTTCTATTCAGTTGTCTATGTTCTCAGTTCCAGCTAATACACACGTTGTGTACACCGCGGGAGATGGGGCCAAGGGCGCTAAAGGATTTCGCCGACAAATCGATGACTCTTCCGTGGACGAATGGTCCGCGGTCTGTGATCACCGCTTTCGTGCTACGGCCATTAGCAGTCACTGTGACAACTGTTCCAAAAGGTAGCCACTTGTGCGCTGCTTGATTCGACCAGGTGTCGAATCTCCGACCAGATGCAGTAATTCCTCCCTGGTATCCGTCCCCTAGACCGTAGTAGCTTGCTCCTCCGCATTGTTGTCCTGCTTTTGCAGAAAGAGGGAAAGCTGAAAGAGCGGCAATGGCCAGGGTAACAATCGTTTTCTTCATGAGCTCCGAGATAAGGAACATAACACTCCAGGGTCATCTTTGCAATCTGCAATTGTTTATAGACGAGTTAGAGATGCTATGACAGACGCCCGGCAATACGTGGTGATAGCACCAGATCGAAAAACGTCTGAATTTTACTTTAAACTAGTTCGGTAGGGTTATTGTAACCGTACGAACAATTCTCTTCCTTCCTTGATATTGGAGAGGAGAGTGGAGAGGGATACAGGTCTGTGTCCCCCATTACTAATTATACCATGGGACTTGGGGTACTTGGTGGTGGGGTAGCCAGTTCGGCGAAGTAGCACAACGTCGGGGGAGTTGGCCCCGACCCATCGAGTGGGTTTTTTGGCTTTGCTCATGAGCGTAGGCTCTTCCTTGAGGAAGAGGGAGAAGCCGTAGGTCGCTCTGAAATGGTCGTTAAGATCCTCAAATGTTTGTGGTGTCATGGAGATGGTTTTTACTCAGTTTCTAAAGATAGAATCCAGTCTTCGGTGGGAACAAAGTTCAACTCAAATAACTGATTGTCCTGGTTGCAGTAGATCAGTTTGGGGTCTTGGTTGTCGGGATAAAACCATAGCAACTGGTTCTTAAAATCCTCCCTGCGTGGGTCGGGAATGGTTTTGCCCCTCTTCAGTTTGAAAATAGACCGATGAGGACCTTCCCCCACACTTAACCCTTTGGCCCCATCAAATCCTACTTCGCTTGGTTTCATGATCTTGTCTAAAACATCGAGTTGAATACCGGAACTAGATCCTGGATGGTGACAGACCGCCCGTCTTCCTCGTCCTTCTGCTGCGAGACCGTCTTGGTACTCGAGTCGGCTGACTTTCTGAAGACGCTGTCAATCTCGATAGAGGAGAGCCAGGCATTGGCCACCGGAAGCTCGTAGATGCCGTAATTATACCGCATCCAGGCCCAACACCAAGCATGAGCCACCTGGAAAAGCGTAGCGACTTTCTCGGCCTGGTCTTCCGGGCAGAGGTAGAGGATGCTGTCGTGGACCGACATGCAGAACTCCGCCTCCAGCTCGTATTTGTCGATGAGCCACTCCATCGCTGTCATGAAGGCGTGGAGCATCGCGCTCCCGGTGGACTGGATGCACCAGTTGTTACGCATCGTCCAGAAGTCGGTTCCGACGCTCGAGGGGCGGAAAGCCGTGGACATCTTGGTGCCACTGAGTGGGTTGATAGGGCAGGGCATGTTAGCGATCCGGGCCATCTCGTTGTAGGCGTAGGAGTCGGATCCGCCGATGAGGGTCTGGGAGAGCCTGGAGGCTTTCTCACCCTTCTTGATCTTGATGAGCTTTCGTCCCATCTCCATGGCCTCCTTCATCGGGATGCTCTTATTGCCCTTGCGGATGGTATTGGCCAGAGTCTTCGCCCCGCACCCGTACAACATACCGTAATTACAACCTTTGGCAATGGCCCTGGTAATGCTGATGGCCTTGGCGGTCATCGAGTGCATGTCGGTACCGTCGTCTTTCGACCCCGCAAGAATCGAGTGGGAGAACTGAGTACTCCCAGCGATCTTGTGGAAGGAGTCGGCGAAGATCGAGGCAACGACCGCTTCCTGAGCGTCAAAGTCCGATTCCACAAACACGTAACCCTTAGGCGCCTGAACGCGGGTCTTGATCTCGCTACCGATCTTGTCGTACTTGGGGTCGGGGACGGTAAGCCACAGATTCTCACCGGCTCGATTGGTAGAGGTGTTATGCGGGACGGTGGCGGGGATGATGAGGGAGAACTCCTCGCCCTTAGGGGTCTTCACCACCTCCACGTTCTGCTCCCTCACCCTCGAGCGGACACTCGTCCAGTAGGCGACATTGATCGCAAGCTTGATGAGCTCGCGGGCCTGCGCGAGGTCGGAACTTAGCATTCCCGACTCGAAGTCCTCAACGTAGTCCTTCGTCAGAACACCGCCAACATTCACCCCCTCACCGTCCGTGTGCGGGAGCCGCTCGTAATTACCACTGTCCGGGTCTTTGAAACACCAACCCTTGTCCTTGAGGAACACGATCGGCTGATTATCCCACTTCAGGCGGAGCAGGAGGTGGGAGATGCGGTTTTTGGTGGAGATGCCCTCGATGTGGGGTTTGCCATCCACCAGGTCCTTGGAAGATACGCCCCTCACCCACTTGGGCACTCCGTACCACTTCGAGCTGGGTTTTCCAGCCTTGGTGAGTTTGAAGTTGGCGCCCCAGTCGAGTTGAGAGAGCCACGGATCCCCCTGTATATCCTCGTCGGTCAGTTCGCCCTCATTCCAGGCCTCGTAGACCTCCACGGCCATCTTACTCAGGATCTCCTCCTGCCGGTCGATGGACCCCCTCCACTGCTTCTCGCAGTTGGAGAACCACTCGTCCCAGTCGGAGACAACGGGAAGTTTGGCGGAGGCGATGCCGAAGTGAGCGGCCAGGGTGGTGGGGGACGGGTTATTCTGGAGGTACTTGAGCACTACAATCGAGTACAACTCGAAGGTGATCTTTACGTCCTTCAGGGCGTACTCGATAAGCTCGTCGCGCAGGGGCACGAAGTCGTCCATGGATGAGGAGTCCACGAACACATTCCTGATCTCCTTGTCCTCGTGCTCAAGAGGGATGGCTGGCCGGCAGTGGAAGTTGTAGCAGTCGACGAGGTTATTCATCGAGCCCTTATCCGCCCATACCGGATCGGCTTTGTACATCACCTTCTTTGCCTGCTTCTGAACATACCACCATCGTTGGCCCGAGGCGAGGCCGGAAACGTTGATGTGGGCGGACATCGTGTCAAACCACGAGTTGGTCTTTCCGAGGACGTAGGATTCCTGCGTCCGAGGGCGGTCGTAGGCTACGTTGTGAGCGATGAACACTCCGTCCTTGCGACCCAACGGCACAAGCTTCGGCTCGTACGGCACTCTGGAATCCACAAAGCTCTCGTGCATCCAGACGTAGTAGGCTTTATCGGTAACAGCGGTGGCGAGGATCGGGTGGGAGAAGTCGCTGCCCTTGACGAAGGTCTCGCAGTCGAATACGCCAATCCTCTCTTCGATTCCGGAGACACGCCGGGCGGGACCATCGAACGGGTACTTAACCCACCCAGTCGCTAGGAAGAACTTTGTCCGGTCCGGGTAATCGGGGATGTCAGTGTAGGCGAAGTCCTTCATCAACCTCACGCGGTCCGAAGTCACCTCCTTGGAGATACGGTCGAAGTGCCCGTGGATGGTGGAGTCGCGCAACTCGGGCAGTTTGAAGTCGTCGATGAAGAAACTAGAGGGGTTCTTGACAGGAAAGTCCACACCGAACCGCTCCATCTCCTCCTTCACTTCGGAGATCTTTCTGGTCTCGGGGCGCTTAGCTTTGATGCCTTCGCCAAACACCCTGGAGTTCATCGAGTCGGAGAGGACGGCGTAACCGAGGGAATTGAGCTTGGACATATACCACCGAGTAGATACTGCTATCTTATCATGGAAACGGGCCTTGGGTCAAGGCCTTAGCCACCTAGTCGTCCGTCCACCGACTCAGTAGTAGATGAGAAACTCGTCCCGGTCGGTGTAGTACACCCCAACCCCCTCGAAGTTTGTGGCGTCTATGATGCGGAGATTCTTCCTGAAGTAGGGGTACCCGTAGTGCCCGAAGAAGTACTTAGCGTCATCGCGGATGTGGTCCTCGAGCGGGTCGTTTCTGAACCAGGGGTAGCCGATGCCCGTGAGTACGTTGTTCCTGGTGGAGTCGTCGTAATCAGGATCGTAGTAAGCGTGAGCGCAGCGGTAGATCTGCCCCTCCGCCTCAAATTCCAGAGTGAGGGGCGTTACGAGGAGCCAGTGGAGGAGCTCAAGCTGGGTCTTTAGAGGTAGGCTTTTCACCAACTCAAGGGTATACCTGACTTCCCTCTGCTTGATCTGGGGCTTGGGTAGCGCGAGGTTTTTCAGGATGTAGTTCTCGTTGTTTCCGATTATCAGCGTTGCCTTGCCCTGGTCCACGAGGTTTTTGACCTTCAGCAACATCTTCACCGGGGACGTACGCTTAGACCTCCGGAAGAATGACTTGTGGTGGATGACGTCGCCTAGGAACACGTAGTGGTAGTCCGGGGATTTCTGCAGGATGCGGTCGAGGGTGTCAATACGGCCGTGCAGATCGCCGATCAAGCAGTATCTCTCAGTACTCACCTCTCGCCTCCAGGCAGCAGCCAGGTGCCCACCAGTCCGGGGCAGGGACTTTTGCCCACTTGGCAAATCTCCACTTCGTCCAGTTGTAGTAATTGCGGTAGGCTTGGATGGGATCCTCGTAGACTCTGCAGAAGGAGGGCATCGCTTGCACGGGGTCAGTAAGACCTCGGTGGGGATAGACGTTCTCGACCACCAGCTTTGACACAGTGCCGTAGTAAAAAGACAGAAGACTTGTCAATCCGGCGTGCTTCTTGCCAAATCTTTTGCTAAACTCAGCGCATAGGTGGTATGTCATTTCAAACAACCACAAAAAATTACCCGAGGACTCCTGGACCCACTTCGTGCACGGGTGGTTCTTATACGCCCTGGTAGAGTAGTAATTGCCATCTTTTTTCTTCGCTGGGAGGTAACCGTAATGCACCGCGGCAACGCTCATCATCTGAAGATGCTCGATAATCATCTTGTTGACGTGCTTGTCGCAGTGAGCCGCTGCGCATTCCTTCGTGTTGGCGGAAAGGAAAAAGATGTTCATACTAAAAACCTCCCTGGATAGTCTGATTCTATCACAGAGAAGGGGAGGGGGTGGGGTGGTAGTGGACGGTTAGACGTCGTACTCCCGGCACTCAAGAGCGCTGGGGTTCTTCCTGCAGTACTCCTCTAGCGAGAGGATAGGAGCCCCGGTGCTCTGATCGATGGGTAGAGTGAAGTCCTCGGAGGACTTTACGTTGTCGGAGAAGGTTACGTGTTCCATTGCTGTGGTGTGATATGGGAAGTACTGGGATCGAACCAGTGACATCCTGCTTGTAAGGCAGGCGCTCTACCGCTGAGCTAACCTCCCTCTTCGGGCTCGTCCTCGTAGCTACTAGGTTCCTCGAAGAGCTCGCGCAACTTGAGTCTGTTAGCCAGTTCTAGTAACTGCGAGAAATCCTCTTCCTTGGTTAGTTGTTCAGCCATCGGAAAGCTTTAAACTGTTTTATGCGCGAGAGAGGACTTGAACCTCCACGGGGTTGCCCCCACGGGTATCTAAAACCCGGGCGTCTACCAATTCCGCCACTTGCGCGAGGTGCTCGATGCGAGGATCGAACTCGCCTATATCCGATTATGAGTCGGGTGCTTTCACCAGATAGCTAATCGAGCGAGTAGGACCGCGGAGACTCGGACTCCGTTCACTCCGTTATAAGCAGAGGGCCTTAACCCATAGGCGACGGTCCCAAAGCTCACCGACCGTGTCTCCGGTGTATGTACATTATACCATATGTTGGGACAACAATCAATAGGAGGCTTAGCGTACCGGCTATCTGAAGGTCATAGGTACGCAATGTCTCGCGAATCGACAGGAATAAATGATCCATCGGTGGTTCTGACAATAAATACGGCGTAGTACCCCGGAAAGTCCGCCGATACCCCCTGTATTATACCCGTTCTCCAGAGTTTGTAGTAGGTAAAGCCTACGCGTCTCCCCCTCATTTGCCGCCGGAGTGGACGGATGGTAGGTTGGGGAACACGGACTCTAGGACGTTAATCTGGCCCACCAGCACCCCCACAACTAGCAAAGCCCCACCTAACAACCACTTGAATCTCGATAAGTCGTCTATGCGAGAGCCCAGTACCTTCACCTCCTTATCCACCTTCGTATCGAGGTCACTTATCTCGTCGGTGGTGGACTTTATCTCCCGGGCGTGATTGGACTTTAGCTCATCTAGGAGCTTTATTATCGCTGTGTCTGACTGTATGCTCTGGTCCAGGCGTTCCTCGTGTCTTACGAGGATCTTCGCCACGTTCTGATTGGCTTCTGAGATCTTGTCTACAGCCGTCTCGAGTTTGGAGAGCATCTCTCTGGAGAGATCCTCGTAGACGTTTAGTTTTTCCTCTAGAACGGCGAGTCTTACGTTTGAGGAGCCAAATAAGTTAGCCATACGGGATCGGATATGCGTAACGAATCGTACTACCAGTTATTACTTTAAACAAAGCCCCCTGTCGGACTCGAACCGACGACCTACGGTTTACAAAACCGGTGCTCTATCCAGCTGAGCTAAGGAGGCGGGGTGTAGGACGGGACTTGAACCCGCATAAACTAGAATCACAATCTAGTGCATTAGCCAATTATGCTACCTACACATGGCAGTAATGGGATTTGAACCCATAATTCCGTCGTTATGAATGACGGGCTTTACCGTTAAGCTATACTGCCTGGCGGAAGATGTTGGATTTGAACCAACGGAGCCGGGTGTACCGACTCGGCGGTTTAGCAAACCGCTGCCTTAAGCCTCTCGGCCAATCTTCCAATGTTGCCCGAAGGCAATGCTCATGAAGGGACTTGAACCCCTACGCCTTACGGCACGTGCACCTCAAGCATGCGTGTCTACCAATTCCACCACACGAGCTGGAGTTTCAGGTCAGAATCGAACTGACGATAGAGGCTTTGCAGGCCTCCGCCTTACCACTTGGCCACTGAAACATTTGCCTTTTGGCAAGCGCTCTCTGAGAGATTTGAACTCCCGACACCCTGGTCCGTAGCCAGGTGCTCTAGTCCGCTGAGCTAAGAGAGCATGGCACCGAAACAAGGACTTGAACCTTGGATAACAGTTTTGGAGACTGTCGTGTTACCACTACACTATTTCGGTATGTTGCCCGAAGGCGATTGGAACGACGAGGTTTGAACTCGTGACCTCACGATTATCGGTCGTGTGCTCTACCAACTGAGCTACGTTCCATTATGTGCCCGTGGTGGGGAATGATCCCACTCTCAATAGACTTGAGGTTTCGTACAAGAAGAACTCTTATGAGGGAGAATCTTATCAGTGTGGGTTCAGCACACCTATCTAAAACTACTTTGTCAAGTTGAACCCTATTTTACCGTCCCAACGGCAAAGGCAAGCGGGAACAGTCGGAATCGAACCGACAACACCACGATCTTCAATCGTGTGCTCTACCGTTGGAGCTACGTTCCCTGGCACCCCGAGTTGGACTCTAACCAACGACCGACCGCTTAGAAGGCGGTTGCTCTATACAACTGAGCTATCGGGGCATATACGCCGGCGCGGGCGAGGGTATCCACCTACGGAAACGGGAACCGTTTCTCTACGATGTGGCTTAGGGGACCCTTCGTTTAAGCCTCCGTTCCTTGGAGGCCCCGAACCCCCGCGAGGGGGCATGGAGAGTAGGAGGCTCGAACTCCTGACAGCCTGCTTGCAAAGCAGGTGCTCTACCAGCTGAGCTAACCCCCCTGGCGGCCCTTTTGTTAAAGCGGTAGAGCCGAACCGCATCAATGGAGAACGTTTGGACCGTTCTCGAGTCGGGGTGAGAGGGATCGAACCTCCGACATCCTGCTCCCAAAGCAGGCGCGCTACCGCTGCGCTACACCCCGTGATGGCCCCATTTAACACGTTAGAACACGGCTCAAGACCGGCCAGAGGTGGGGGCTAGGGGCTCCGGTAGTGACCCCGGAGCCGCCTGTCACTAGGCTGCCCGATGCTTACGCAGAGCGGGAACGAGGCAGGTGTCTCTACGCTGTACGTTCCTTACGTGTCACCAGCTCTGTCGTACGTTCCCTACGTGTCACCAACAGTTCAACTCCTTTTGCTTTCCTTACCTCGGCAGGGTGCCGCTACCTCCCTTTTTTGCGGCGTGTGTGTACGTTTCGTTTATCTGGGTACGTTACTAGACCCAGGATACTGCTTACTGTACCCGCATCAAGTCGTGAGTGTCGTTAACGCTTGAGCATGGAATGGGAGTTCACCCATTCATCACTTATTTGGGAGCCTGAACTATGACTCTTACAGGCAGTTTGGCATTTTTCTCGCTCCCAGACTACGCAAACTGCCAAATGGCATCTGGGCACAAGCCTACTTCCCCCTCGTCTAGTAGGCGTCGCATGGACGAGGGAACTGGCCCGGCAGGGATCGAACCTGCGACAACTTGATTAACAGTCAAGCGTTCTACCGCTGAACTACAGGCCATTGAGCGGAGAGGAAGGGACTCGAACCCCCGAGGCTTTTACACCCAACAGTTTTCAAGACTGCGCCCTCGACCAACCGGACCCTCTCCGTGAGGTTTGCCACCGGCATTCCGGATTATCAGCTCCGGCGCGAAGTGGCGACGACCCATACGGGATTTGAACCCGTGATCTCCACCGTGACAGGGTGGCGTGATAGACCGCTACACTAATGGGTCAAGGTGGGTAGGGGTGGATTTGAACCACCGATGGCAGAGCCGCCTGATTTACAGTCAGGTTCCTTAAACCACTCGGACACCTACCCAAAACAGTTTATGTTTGCCGACCGAGCTGAAACGGTCAATGGGTCTGGTGGGGCTCGAACCCACAACTTCCAGGTTAAAAGCCCGTTACTCTGCCATTGAGTTACAGACCCATAAAAGGTTTAGATTGTCAAGGTTCGGGGGTCGTGGGGGGGCCGGAGAAGTCCGTCTCCCTTGACCATGAGACTAATATATCAGAGACGGGAGGCTTTGGGAATGGCCTGGTGGACGGTTGGTAAGCTGTCCACTTCGGTCTCCGCGCAAAAGAAAAGAGGGGAGAAGTCTTTTTGACCTCTGCCCCTCCTGTAATTTGCTTATAGAGTTTCCCGTATTAGCAAACAAGAGGGGCCAGCACCGCATCTCTCGGTGAGGGGTTCTTAAATGCAATATACGAGAAGTTAGTCATACTAGTCTATAAACACTGTCAGTATGTTTCTGACAGTTGATTGATCGAGTGAAAGAGAAGCACCAGAAAAGCCACGGAGGTGACGGTGAAGATAACCTCTCCCATCACCACACGCCAGGGATGACCTGGCCAGTCACGAAGTACGCACCTACAGCGGCCACGAAGCCGAGCATTGCCAGCCGGCCATTGAGCTTTTCGGCCTTCTCAGTAAAGATCTTGTCCATTGTTACCTAGTTGGTTTGTAGAGGTAGGAGGGGGGAGGAAACGCTTCAGTCGTCGTCAGAAGACTCCGAAGAAGAGCTTACCAGTGAGAGCGTAAGAAACAGCACCAGCAATAATACCGACCATAGCCCAGCGTCCATTAGTGCGTTCCTTCACCTGGTTGGGGGTGAGCATGCCGTAGTTTTCGTAGTACATGACAGGCTCTTTGGCCCACATGTTCTGCTGGCCACGCTCGTTAGTTGTAACCGTCATAGAGAAGTCTCTCCACATTTCCTTAACCATCATATCATAAAAATGGGGGGCTTGTGGCCCCCCGTAGCCAGTTTGTCAGGAGACCCTGATCAGAACTTGATGCCCAAGCCGGTCGTGAAGACGGGGCTGTAGGAGGATCCGGTAACGCCGGAGTTTGTCGTGGGGAACTTCAGGTCGGCAAAGCCGATCAGTGAGTTGGTCAGACGACCCTCGACGCCCAGAGCGAATACCACCTGACCCTTATTCCCAACCGCGGACTGGAAGTTGGAGGTGGTGTTATTCACAAAGGGAATCTGGTAACCGACACCGGCATACAGATTGGCCTTGCTAACACCACTGGAGGCTTTGGCCAAGCTCATATCGTAGGAGATGAGGCCACCACCACCGGCCCCGATCTGGCCCGAAGGACTCCCGACCAGGTTGGCGTAGGGGCGCACCGAGATGGCGTTCTGGTTGGAGAAGGTCTTGGCGGAGTAACGGGCCTGGATCGTGGCACCAGAGACGGTGCGATTAGCCCCGTAGCCATTGCCATTGACACCCTGGCGATCCAACAGAACACCGGCACCCAGGTAATTACCCACACCCTGAGCTTTTTGCGCTGCTGCGACTTCCAAAGCAGTTACACGGGAGTTGGTCTGAGCGATCTCTCTGCCGAACTCGGCCCGGAGAGCAGCGGCAGTCTGGGCGTCAGCGGCGGAGTAGAATTCGGTGATACGATCGAGACAGGCATTTGTCAGAGCGGCAAGCTCAGCACGGGTGGCGGGCTGACCTGGCTTAAAGGTGCCGTTCGGGTACCCGGCCACGCAACCGTAACGGGAGATTAGGTTGGAGACGGCTTGGTACGACCACTCGGTGGGCTGAACGTCGCGCAGTTGACCAACGCTTGTTACTTGAGCCATGGCGGCCATCGGAGCAATCATGGTAACAGCGCTGATGGCACCAATTGCAGAGACGAGCTTTTTCATACTTTCTTAAGAATGTTTGGAACGTGAAGGGGTTACGCGTCTCTCTAGGCTATTTGCCTAGCAACTACGTTGTTATCCCCTAAGAGCGGAATAGGGGATTTGAACCCCTGACATCCTACTTGGAAGGAAGGCGCTCTACCGCTGAGCTAATTCCGCAGTGACTCCTCTGTTTGAGCTCCGAGATGGTTATGCTTGAGGAGTGTTCATGTATCTATTATATCAGGTTTATCGACTTCAGTGGGGGTTTTGTAGCCAGTACAAAAAGTGGCTGAAGCAACTGAACTGCATTTTTAAACTTGGATTTGGGTAGTCACCCGAATAGGATGTGGTACCAATGCTCCTCGTCCCCTTCCAAGGAATCCGATTCGGAGAAGTAGGACATGTAAACTTCATCTGACTCTTTTTGAGCCCTATACGCTTTTTCTGTGGCAGGTTTCATGGAACCGTCCGGCATTTTAATAGAAAACATTTTACCTCCTAATTTTCTTGGTTTAGAGAATCCGATAGCTACGTAGGCATTTGTTCTTCCTTCTCCCTTTCCGTCCTCCGTGTAGGCCTTAACTTTTACAACGGATCCTTCAGGTAGAGCTTTTACAAGGGCCTTGAACGCGCGCCGGACTGTAAAAGCGACTTCAATTTGAGCCCTCCTATCAGTCACGGAACCCGCTGCCATAGAGCCATTAACATTAAAACCAAATCCAGTACTTGGGGAATAACTTACATTTACGGCGTCGCCGTGGGAAGTTAAGGACTGGATCCTTAACGTAGCTCCTCCAAAGTCTTCTTTCCACGAAATTTTGTCTTTGTCTGTTAAAGAATTGCTTAGCGCCTGTACAATTTTAGAGAGCGCTTTTTTCTTGGACGGCCCGTACTTTGAATCTCCGTTTATTTGTTCTAACACTTCTTTAGCGTCTTCGCTATTTCGTTGCGGTTCTGCTGGTTGCTTAGCTTTTGGTAACTCGGCATTAGGTTCTTTTACTTTTAGGGCATCTGGGCGGGGCGATGAAGAGGTGCTGTTAGGCCTCTCCATTCTATCATTTTCGCCCGTTAGTTTCCATCTGCCATTAGCCTGTTTTTGAAGTGTATGACCGGTCTGCGGATTACGGTAGACTTGTCCGGGCACTGCCGTGTTTCTAATGTTTTCGGGCACCACCTCATCAGAGTAAGAGATTGCCCTCCAGCCCTCAGGACAACAACTAGCCATAACAAAAAAGTATAGTTATAGGATTCTTTAAACTGTTCAGTTAAATCTTCAACCGTTTTTGCGCGAACTAGAGACTCTGGACTTCTTTCGCGTAGTTAAGGCCGATCTCCGCTCTCTTGGCCACCGCGGCTTTAGATTGGCCCTTGGCCGCTTTGTACTCATCCACGGACTTCCTAACCAGGTTAACGTACGAATCCTTGTCAAATTCCGGCCTGTAGATATCGATGAGTTTCCCCACCTTATTGAAGTCAACGATGGCTTTCTGAGGATCGTCCTGGATCTTACCGGAGAGGCCGTAGTCGATGAGGGTGGCGTCCTTGCCCCCCTCACCGTCGGTAAGGAACTGCTCGTTGTGCATGTCGCCATGATAGAAGCCCATCTTATGGAGGTCCTTGATGGCCGATAGGGCCTTGGAGGCCTGTTCGGTGGTCATCTTGACGTCCCGCTCCTTCTCGTCGTCGGTCCGGTTGAAACCGCCCGACCAGAGGGGCTTGCCCTTGGAAAAATCCATCTCGATATGGTCCTTGGAGGCGGAGTAGATCTTAGGGGAGTGGCCAAGCTCTCCCATCTTCCGCCCCAGCTCCACCTCGTGGGGTCCCCACTCCTTACCCTCCTTGAGGGTCTTGACAACGTGGCCGGTCTGTGGATCCTGGTAGACCACACCGTAGTTGCCCTCGGCAAGCTTTTTCATCTTGGAGATGTCTGGCATACCGGAGGAGCCGGGGGACTTCTGCTGCCCTCCTACTCTATCATCGCCACCCACCAGCTTCCATCGCCCATTAGCCTGTTTCTGAAGTGTATGGCCGGACTGGGGATTGCGATAAACCTGCCCAGGCGTAGCGGTCTTCTTGATGGACTCCGGGACCATCTCGTCGGAGTAGGAGGCCTGCCTCCAGCCCTCAGGCCACCATCCAAGCGTCATGGGTTAGTCAAACTGCACTGGTTAGCTTTCAACTACTCAACCCTGGCCCCTGTACCTCTTCCTAGCGCCATTGCGGCTAGTGGCCGCTAGTTTGGTGTTTCTGGATTTACCCTGGCGAGTGATTTTGGGATTAGACAGGATGAGCTTTGTGCCGTTCTTGGTTGTGATTTTTGCCATCGGTTTGCGTGCGGACGGTCCTATTATATCACCTATTGACCATTTTCAGGTTGTAGGAGTTGGGGGAGAAGTACCGGATAACGTACGAGATCAGGGCGTCGGATTTGATCTCACCGCACGAGAACATGTCTATCGCACAGCAGTTAGTCTCCGGCCAAGTATGTATGGAGAAGTGGGAGGTGGATAGGAGGGCGAGGTAGGTGTAACCTCCAGCGCCTGGGAATTTATGCGCGGACTCATCCAGAACCTCGGCCATGCAGTCCTTCAACTCCGGACCTATAAACGCCATGAACTCCTCCATCTCCTGCAGTAGGAGGGTGTCAACGCCAAATAGATCAAGTAGAAGGTGCTTTCCCATCAGAAGTTAAAAAAGTGCATTTCCGAGAACTCAAGAACTTTAAACCCCGGTACTACGAGGTGGTGGAAATTGGGGAAGGAGGCTCTGTAGTCCCTGAAGATCCTACCTCGCCGCTCGAATAACGCCGATACGCATACCTTGTACCCGAGCGCTCCGAACTCGTTCATCACTCTCACGTGCCTTTCCAGAGCGCTCTCGTTCCAGACAAACCCGCTTCCGTAGGTCCCGAACTCCGTGGGTAGGTAGAGGTGAAGGAAGACGTTGTCATTTATGATGCTCTCGGACATACTGGACAGATCCTCCCTCCTGAAGAGGAGGTTTTTCTCCCGGCTTTGCCGGGACGCTTCTGCCAAACCACCGTAATCTGGAGTGGTTGGGGAGTACTGGGCGTCGTAACCCCTTCCCCTATACCTCTGCTTAAACCCCGCTCCCGCCCACAGCATGTAGAGCGTAGCCATCCTCCCACTCCACGGATCGTTGTTAAACCTCTCACGCGCAGCAAGATAACTCCTTCTACTCCACTTCCCGCCAAAATCCGCCTCGAGCGAAGAGTCTAAAGCCCCCAGAACGGTGGAAGTACCTATGAACCTGTGCATGTCCACCATATAGGGTTCCTTTGTGACTCCTATGCCGCCGGCGCAGGAGTAGAGGAGGGTGCCGGTTGTCAGGTTTACGTCGTAGACGTAGAGGTTGCGAAGGTCGGGTCTCTGCAGGAGCAGTTTGTCAGTTGTTAGGAGCTCCCTCCCGGCATAGGGGAAGGTGAATGGGTTAGGGATCGAGTTTTCTCCAGGTCTTTCCATTGTAGAAGGAGATAAGGTCCTGGGCGAATATCCTCACGGTGCCGGGTGGTGTGGAGTACGGGGTTTTACTACCTGTGGAGAAGAGCTCCTCGAGTTGGTAGGATGTAAACTCCTCGGTGTTTTTAACGATATTGCTCGCCTTCAGCAGCAGGTTTTGGGCGTCGAGGTTAGTAAATGATAGCTTGGAGAGAGCGTAGGTCCCGTCGTAATAAGCGTTGTAATCGCGTGGAAGCGGGGATCTTGTCAGAGCGCAGGGAGAATACCCCGACCCCCTCTCCACCAGCATATTCAGCTCCAAAAGCCTGGCGGGTTTTAACTGAATGTACATGTCCGACCGAACTACTACCTTTTGAGTCTTCATCCTTCTGAGAGATCGAATAGGAACCTGTGAACGTAAAAATCCGCGAATCCGGCGCCAAAGTAGGACTTGAGGATGCCGTGGGCGGGGTCGTTAAGCGCCATGTGCCTGTCGTAGTCGACGTGGAGGGGCCTATTGCTCTCACCCACGTCCCCGTCCATCAACGCCATCCGGTACCTTCCAATATACCTGTCCGCCCAGTCCGCGTACTCCTCCGAGAAGTCCTCGGCGGATTTTTTCGTCCAGAACCTTGACGAGAAGTACTTGGATAGGTCGTAGAACTTGGAGGTCTCGGTCTGGCGCTCGGGGAAGTCGTAGAGGTACTCCTCCACCCATCTCTCCAAGTACTCCGGTGTCTGCAGGAGCGGGTGGAAGTCAATGGCCCCGAAGAACTTCTTGTTGGCGATGGTGATGTACTCCGTGCCAAGTATAGGGGTCTGCGTACGCCAGTCGGGGTAGATTACAAGCGTTTCCGCCGTAAATTTGCCCGGGATGCTTAACTCGCAGACCCGAGCACGGCGAATAGTCTCGCCCTCCCAGACGTAGGAGCGGATCTCGGAGCCTTCGGCCGTGGTGGTGAGGTGCTCCAGGCCCTCGGGGAGCCTGTTAGTCTCCTCCCACTCCGGAAACCTGGTTCTAACGCTCTCAGCTAGGGACATCTCGGTTCTTAAGGAAGTTGGTCATTCGGTCCACGGCCTCCCCGTCCAGGCAAAGCTCAGAGAACTCGATGTGGTCTGAGATACCAAAAATGTACTTGGTTCCTGAGATCAAGCGGTCTAGGAAGTGGGTTTGGGGCAGATGGACGGAGAGGTAAGTGTAGTCGTCGTCGGGTTCGGTGGAGCTACTCAGCACCACGAGATGCTCGTTAAGCCCACACGAGCAGAAGAAGGCTTCCTTACGCATCGTCGTCTCCCACGCCCCAAACTCTGCTAACTACGATGGTGCCATCGGCCTCATTTACGTACACGTCCACAAGATCCCACTCCTCCAACCCGACCTGCTTGACGAGGTCGTCGGGGAAGGTGATGAGGCCATCCTCCCCAACCTCTACGGTCCAGGTTTTCCTTGGTAAGTAGGTTTGCTGGTGAGCTGGTACCATAAACTCGCTCCAGGCTTTCTGGAAAAGGTGGTAAAGGGCGCCTTCCTTGCTCTCAAGGATAAGTTTGAGAGCGATGAGAAGGTTCGTGGCGGCATCGACCTCTAGAGCCTCGATGTGATTGCAGGCGAGGTCGATGATCTTATTCACCGAGCTGATATCCACGATCTCCTGCTCGAAATCGTTCATGAATGAGGCCGCGGAACGAAAATCAGTCATTCTGTGGGTCCTCGGACTGGACTCTGCGCTCGACTTTACGAAGGGATTTCAACTCCTTGTAAAGGAATTTGATCTCCTTGTAGGCTTCCTCGGGAGTGATCTTTCCCCCGACCTCGAGTCCGGCGATCAGCCCGACCTTGTCCCCGAAGCGGGCGAGGGCCCTCTCAAACTCGCTTAAATGCTCGTACATGCTACTTTCCTAGGTTGTAGGTGTTAAGACTATTATACTCGGAAGGTTCGAGCCTGTCAATCCTCTGTTCCAGTTCCCGAATCGTATCCTCCAGCACTGTGATTCTGTCCTCAAGGACGTCGATAAGCCACTTATGGGACTCTAGTAAGTCGCGAAGTTCCTCACTCATGTGTTACGCTCCTGTAGTAAGCATTGTATCGCATAAACCTAGACAGAGATGGCCTCGCCCCGAGACTCTGGCAGCACTCCTCGTACGACAACCACTCATACCATGGTGTCGTGGGATCAAGGGAGTGGAGTTCGCTCGAAGCACTGGCCTTCCCCCTTCCCCTCAAGGGATTGGGTGAGAAGCTCCGTGTAGCGCTCGAGATAAGCCGAGTCAAAAGCCGCCACGCCCGACTCTGAGATCTGGCGATGCATCTTCTCGAGTTGGGTCCAGTCATTGGGGTCCATAGGCAGGGGGGATTTGTGTTCGTCTATTCTAAGCCCATCCTACTCCCTCTCGCGTTCCTTTAAGAGTTTCTTAACAATTTGGCGCGATCTCCACTTCAGCACGAGCGTGTCAAACCGCAGTCGTGGGTAGAATTTTAGCCAGAAGATGCCTCTGGAGATGTTAACACGACCCATCTTCGCGAGAAGAACGATGAATTTGCTTACGTTAGGATCAACGGCCATCATGTAGAGAACCACCGCGAAAACGGAGAGCAGTGAGAGGTAATAGAATTGGAGGTCCATAGGTCAATCCCAGAAGGTATTTAGGGTGTCGATGCAGCGTGTGAGGGTGCTGAAGGGAACGAACCTTGTACCACCGCCCCTTCCCTCCTTTAGTTCGGATAGCATGGATAGAGCGGCTCTAGTGACAAAGTTGTCCTCGACATAGTCCCTGTAGACGAAAACGTTAAACTTCTCCAAGTGCTCTAGGGTGTAGAACGGGTTGAGGGACAGACCGACGCGTTTCTTGTCTGATATATCGAACTTGGGGTCCGTGGAGTAGGATTCCAGTCGGCTAAGACTCGAGCCCTCCACCGGCTTAAAGTCGAGACGGGTGTTAAGGAAGTGGCTGTGGATCTGCTCCTTATCCTCGACCTCGTAGATGACGTTCTTCGACCACTCCTCGCATCTACCCTTGCAGGCGATGATGTCGAACTCTTCGGTAACTCTGAACACCAGGTTTACGTAGAGCCACCGGTTCTCGTTTTCCGGCTTTGACTCCCTGTAAGAGAGGTGGAGGATCTGCGGGTAATGTTCCATGGTTCTATCCTACTCCATCAGGAGAACTTTATACTAAAAAACCCCGGTGTAGAGCCGGGGTTGAGTGGGTTATAGGGCTGATGATTAGCCGATAGCCGGAGCCTTAAGCGCCACCGGAGTGGTCTCGGCGGCGGCCAGATCGAGGGGGAAGTTGTGAGCGTTGCGCTCGTGCATCACCTCGAAGCCAAGGCCCGCGCGGTTGAGGATGTCGGCCCAGGTATTGATCACGTGGCCATCTGAGGAGAGCAACGACTGGTTGAAGTTGAATCCGTTCAGATTAAACGCCATAGTGCTAACACCCAGAGCAGCAAACCAAATGCCAACAACCGGCCAAGCAGCAAGAAAGAAGTGAAGAGAACGACTGTTGTTAAAACTAGCATACTGGAAGATAAGACGTCCGAAATAACCGTGAGCAGCTACAATGTTGTAGGTCTCTTCCTCCTGACCGAACTTGTATCCGTAGTTCTGCGACTCTGTCTCTGTCGTCTCGCGAACAAGACTAGAGGTGACGAGAGATCCGTGCATAGCAGAGAAAAGAGAACCACCGAAGACCCCAGCAACTCCCAACATGTGGAAAGGATGCATGAGAATGTTGTGTTCGGCTTGGAAAACAAGCATGTAGTTGAAAGTTCCCGAAATCCCCAGAGGCATCGCGTCAGAGAAGGATCCTTGACCGAAGGGATAGACCAGAAAAACTGCGCTAGCAGCAGCAACGGGTGCGCTGTAGGCAACCATAATCCAAGGACGCATGCCCAGACGATAAGACAGTTCCCATTCACGGCCCATGTAGGCATAGATTCCGATGAGGAAGTGGAAGACCACCAGTTGGAAAGGACCGCCATTGTACAGCCACTCGTCGAGGCTGGCAGCTTCCCAGATGGGGTAGAAGTGCAGGCCGATGGCATTGCTGGAGGGAACAACAGCACCTGAGATGATGTTGTTGCCATACATCAGCGACCCGGCGACTGGCTCACGGATGCCGTCGATGTCGACGGGGGGAGCTGCGATGAAAGCAACGATGAAGCAGATTGCTGCTGCCAGGAGCGTGGGGATCATCAGGGTACCAAACCAACCAACATAGAGTCGGTTGTCGGTGGATGTGACCCACTGGCAGAACTGCTCCCATGTGTTACTCCGCTCGCGTTGGGCGATTGAAGCTACCATAGTAGTAATTCGGATGTTTGTATGAATGAGCGGGGGACTTGCCTCGCCCCTACCACTATAGGATAGTTAGCGGAGACTTTAAACCCGACTCCATGAACCTTAACCTAATGTTAGGAAGCTATGACAGAGCGCCGAGGAGCTTCGGAACCACCACGTCCGACGAGTAGTAAGCACGGACCAGCTCCACCGAATTTTTCCTCATGCGGTGGTATGAGGAGAAGTCGTTCCAGATCTCGTCGAGGTTCTTGGCCAGCTCGTCCGCACCTAGGACCTGAGGCCCTCCCTGGCTGAGGTGGCGGTTGTCGTCGTCGACGGACAGGAAGACTCCCGTCTGCGCGAGAGTCCCCCAACCGTCCGGGAGGACCACGGTGTCCAGGAAGTGGCGGTGGAAGATCGGGACGGAGAGCAGAGCGGCCTCCAGGCCCTGGTACTCGAAGTTGTTACCGTAATCGAGGTTGTTGTGCTCGAAGGAGCGTGGGTGGGTGGCGAAAGCGCTCTGGGAGATGCGCTGAAGCCCGCGCTTGTAGTCGTAGGAGCCGATCACGTACATCAGGTTGGGGTCTTGGCCCGCCCTATCGATGTGGTCGAAGAGCTCGTTGTTTATGCGGGCCGAGGAGAAAGCCGACGGGCCTTTGATAGGCTTGTAGAAGGTGCTGTCGGTGAACCAGTTCAGCTTCCCCTCGTAGTTCTTGAGCTGGGAGTAGCCGGCGATGGAGCGCTCGAAGCCAATCATCTCCGTCACGAAGCCACGCCGGGCCAGAGCGCTGTGGAGGTTGAGGACGATGCTACCACGCTTCCACGCCACGGCCCTGGCCGCGTTGATCAAGCGCTTCCGCCTCTCCTCGCCCCTATCCAGGTCGATGAGATGCTCCACGAAGGGGATGTGGAAGAACACGTCCATCTTCTTCACCACCTTAGAGATATTTCTCTTCTCCAACCACGAGATAAACCCGGACTTTGTCTTTGTCAGGGAGTGGCACAGTAGTCCGTCGCAGGCCTCGATGGCGTTGGCGTAGTCCGCGTTGCGATTTATGCTCAGGAAGTGGTGGTCGTGGTTGATCATCCACTTCGGCACCCGGATCGGCTCGATTATGTCCGAGACGTAGCTATCAACGACCGCCGTGGGGGCGTTCTTGGCGGGAACGCTGAACACCAGTACCAGATCGTAGGAGTTATTGATCTTACTGACAAGCGTAGGGGCCTCGGAGAGTGTGAATATCTTTACGTCTATGTCTGTTGAGGTATCTGGCCTTCCAACGTTGAGGTTTAGGGCAAAGATATCGCAGGTGGCCTGATTCTCGTCGAAAAAAGCTTTGAAGTGGCGGGCGTAGGTACTCACCCCACACCCCTCCACTCCACGGAGCATCAGTACGGCCGTTCTTGGCAATTTCATCCGGTATGTTAGCGTACGCTATGCTTTAAACCGCTTAGATAGCGGTTATGTTATCCATCCACTCCTTCAGAGCCACCTCCAGGTCTTTGATGCGGTCCTTCTCGTGGCTTTCGATGAACTTATTCCAGCAGTACTGCCCTCTTTTAGGCAATCCACGCTTAATAGCGGCGGATTTGATCTCCTCTAGCTTGGTTTTGCGTTCCGCTCGGCCAGCGCGGGTGTTAAGTGACCGGTCATGCTTCCAATCCCCGACAAAAACCTCCCATTTTGCCTTTAGGTCCGTCGATCCGGCATTATCGCCAAGGAATTTTGACACCTCGGTCCTCTTCATGCCGATTTTCTTCCCTTCCTCCTTGATTCGGTCCTTCGCCGAGGGCAGTTTGACCCTGCGGGTACCACTCTTGGTGGTGGTTTTGGCTTTCTCGGCGCCGATAGAGGCCTTCTCCACGATCTGAGTGCGGCGTTTGTCGGCGAACTCCTTCATCAGCTCGATCTGGGAGATGATATGTGAGCTCATCTGGGCCTGGTCCTCGATAATCCCGAGGAGGAGGGCCATCTGCGTCTCCAGGTCGGTCTTCTGGGACTGCAATTCGAGCTTTTCCGCGCTCACCAGCCGGCTGAGTGGCATCGCGAGCACCGCGGAGGTCTGAGCATCGCTCAACTTCCAGCGTTTTTTAAGGCCCTCGGCGGCTTTCTCCTTGGTCTTGGAGGAGCGGATCAGCTTCACCACCTCGTCGATGTCCGCCAGGATGGTCAGAAGGCCCTCTAGGATGTGGATCTTGTCCTTGAGCCGCTCGCACTCGGCCCTGTAGCGGTTGCGTAGGGCCTCGCACCGGGCCACGTACCACTCGGCGATGATGTCCTTGACCCCCATAACGGTGGGGAGGCCTCCGGAGATCGCCGTGGCGTTCACACCGATGGTATCGTAGAGGTTGGTGAAGGCCAGCAACTGCCCTACCACCTCCTGTGGGTCGGCACCCGTCTTCAGGATGACTTGGATTTCAATACCGTCGCGGGATGAGTGGTCCTGGGCATCAATGACACCCACGATTCGTTCGCTTTCGACTCCTTCCTTGAGCCGCTCGAGGAAGCGTTCGGAACTTCCCGAAGCCAGAGAGGTAATAGTAATAGCATCGCGGGTCGATCGTTTTCCGTGCGGGACCTTTCTGAACTCCCATGTTCCGTAGACTTTCAACGATCCGGAGCCTTTCTCAAAGGCTTGGAAGATCGCGTCGTCGTTGAGGATCCTGGCGCCGTTGGCGAGGTCGGGGCCTTTGATGAACGAGAAGAGTTTTTTGGTCGTGATGCTTGGGTTCTTTACGTACTCCGCGGTTCCCTTCACCACCTCTGTGAGGTTGTATGGGATGTGGTGGCAGGCGTAGCCGGCCGCGATGCCCTGAGCTCCGTTGATGAGCAGGCTGGGGATCGCTGGGACGATCTCAACCACCTCTTGTGTAGAGCCGTCGTAATTATCCCTCCACTGGCACGAGTGGTGATCGATCTCGTTCACCAGCATGCTCTGAGTCAGCGCTGTGGACTTGACCTCGAGGTACCTAGCAGCGGCGGGTGCGTCCTCCGACGTAGACTGGCCAACGCTCGGGCCAGACTGGATGCTCCCTCCCACATTCCCGTGGATATCGGTGAGGGGGTAGCGGAAGGCCGTAGCCTGACCCATATTGATCGCCGTGCCGGCACATCCACCCTGCGGGTGGTAGGAGCCGAGAACGTGCCCCTCCAACCTTGACACCTTCTTGTACTGACCCTCGGGGCGCAGGTGTAGATCCTTGAGGCCTAGGACGATGCGGCGCTGAGCGGACTTCAGACCATCGACGGCGCTGGGCAGCGCTCTGTTGAAGATAGCGACCGAGTACGAGAGGTAGCTAGTTGTTAGTTCCCTGGTGAGGGAGACCGGGAGGGCCTCTGTGGGGTCCTTCTGTGGAGCTTTTACCGGCACAACGGGGCAGCCTCTTACTATATCTGTACCAATCCTACCACAGCCTCCCCCTAGCTGTCAAGGGATTTAACATTTCGTGATAGTAGGAAGTACCCGACCTCCGGATTGTAGTACTCGAGGTAGGTCTCCTGCCCATCGAGGAGGTAGTTGTTGTAGTAGTCCTTGGCGATGTCGATCTGCTCGTGGTCATCCTGCATCTCCACCGGATAGACGGACTTGAGGCACAGGGTGTCGCCACTCACGATCGAGTACACCTCGATGACCTGGCCTAGGACCGGGTGTTCGAAGTTGACGTTGTAGGTATCCCTGTCGACTCTCAGCACCTTATTGACGATGTCGTCGCGCTTCAGAAAGTCCACGTCCACGTAAACCTCGGGCCACTGCCTTTCTTTTTTCATATTCGCGGGTTAAAGTAGACTATGGTGTATAATACCATAAACCGTTTGCTCGCAACAGATTTCCAGTGCTTTCCCTAAAAGACTCCAATCAGAAACCGATCAAGTACAGGACCATCCGCATCCGCGAGGAGGTCGCCCAGCAACTCGATGAGTGGAGGGACCTGTTCGAGGACGCCTCCATGTCCGAGGTGATGTGGAGGGTGTTCGCGCTGGCGCGCAGGGAGCTGAAGAGGGTGAGGGATAAGAAACGCAAAGCGAGGGAGAGATTCGTTACAGAACGCAAACCGGCCGAGAAGCTGGTTGACTTAGTGGACAAGGATGTGGTAGAATAAGGGCAGAATCAGCCTAATACAATGGCCCAACAGACAAAGAACTTCTTCCGCAACAGGTCCTGGGTGGAGTACCAGGGGGACGTGTACCGCCAGCAGGAACGGACCGGGTACTGTGGAGTCTGTGGTAAGAAGACGAACTACAAGTCCGTGTTCGCGGTGGAGTACTGCTGCAGCGAGGAGTGCTCGAGGGAGTTGTGGTACAGCATCTTCCTCAAGCTGATGACGGACCGTAAGCGGAGCCGGTGATATGAAAACCAACTCGGTAACAGCGGATATGGCAGCGGCGTTGGATCCAGAGACCTCGGAGAAGAAACTGCTCGAGATCTGGAATAAATCCAAGTCGGTGAGGGTTCGGAAGGCTGTAGCATCCAACCCCAACGCCTCGCCGCTGGTGCTTACCGAGGGATCCAGACTGTACCTGAAGGAGGTCCTGGAAAACCCGGGATTCGCTCTGCTCGAGATTTTTTCCGACGATCCGGACATCAGGGAACTCTCCGAAGCTTTCAATGACCCGATGAAGTGGGTGGTTACTCGCGGAGGGCCTTACATCACCAGGCCCAAAAGCCATGCGAAAGCCCTGGCCTGGGACCGAGTGAGGTGGGCGGTTCTTCTTAGCCCCCACTTAGGGTGGGTGGGTTTGAACGCTGTCCTAGATACGATAAGACTGGAGACTTTCAGGAGAGCTATGAAGTGCGAGGAGACTAGGAAGAAGGTCAGATCCATTTTCCTAGAGGCAATGGTGGTAGGCCAAGCATCTCCGGACAAGATCATGCTCATGAATAAGGAGCTAATGATCACCACCGAGGAAGCTCGGTGGGGGTTTAAGTGCCACGCGGTGGTTAGTTCCTACTCTAGCCCTCGCGCGTTGCTAAGTTCCTACTCCAAAGTGCTTCATAAAACCTACAGAGATGACAAGGAGCAGAGAGATGCTATAGTTGAGACGCTGTTCTACTTGTGTCTCATGCAAAGACCCTACAGCATGCGCCACCTGCTACCGAGAAGCTTTTATCATCTGGACGATGGCGTGGAGAGTCTGTACATCTCCCTCCTCAAAATGGTAAGGGAGAAAGCCTCGATGGATAAGTCTAAGTCAGTTCTTAAAAAGAAGCTGGAGAAGATCTGTAAGCACTTAGAAGACGCGTTTGGCGAGACCGCCACAAACAAGTATCTTTTCAAAACAAAAGGTGAGGTAACCAAAGAGGATATTCAAAACTTATACAACTACGTTCAGCGCTCTGGCCTAAACCCGCAAAACTCGCAGACCCACCTCGTCCGCCACTTTAACGATTTACTCAGGCCTCACACCAAGGCGTTAGGGGAGTGCAGTATGGAGATCAAGGAGTGGGCGTGTAAGAATAAGCTTTTAGGGTGGGTAGTCTCACGTGCTCCTTACCACGAGGAAATAGTGAAGATCCTAGACGAAGTCAACTACGCCATCTACCAGCGAGATGGGGAAGTAAACCGTGACAACCTTCTCTTCGTCTCTGAGGAGATACCCGGGGGCATCATCCGGCTTCACTGACTACAAACTTAACAACAAAGCTCTCCAGCTGCTCGTCGTAGCAGCCGGCCTGGAGCGAGTACAATCTCTCCGTATCCGAACCGTCCTCATCGCTCCAGCGCACAAAAGCTGGGAGGATGGACTTGGATACGGTTTTTTTGATGGCTGAGATGGCCTGCTCCACCGTGCTTAAAACCTTCGTTTTAAACCTGTTTTCTATGTCCGTTATATCCTCTACAGGTAGGTGGTAAAAAGCGGCCAAAGTGAGGTTTTTAACGTCGAATATCCCCTGTTGCGGGGATTCGGACGCGGAGAGTTTCTCACCGTAGAGTTTGACGGCTCGTTGGTAGCAGTTGAACACAGAGAGGGTCTTGCGCTCCGGCAGGAGCGCGCCTAATTCCCGCTCGAGTAACATAAGCGCGCCGGCCACCGCCCCCGCTCCCACTCTGGCTATGTAGGCTTTGTCGAGAACCTGCTCCATCGCCATCCCCTCCACCTCGCAGAACTGATTCTCCCACTCCTCCAGCACCTCAAGTTGCTTGGAGGCCTTACTCGGTACTCTGTTATTCTGATTCCACTTAAACCCGTTCTGCTGAGCGAACTCCAGTCTGTTGGTAAAATCGCTTGGTAGTTTTGTAGTATCCAGCTTAGCAACTTCACTACCAACTCTGGACTGGGAGCCCATAACCCCCTCGACCAGCGACTTAACAGCGTAGGGGGCATAGGCATTACCACGGAGCGCTTTGGCCACCTTCACGATCTGCTCTATCCTCCCCCTGCTCAACCTCACCTCCGTGATCTCAGCTCTCAACTCCTGGATCTCGAGTTGGGCCTTCAGGTACATAGATTCCATGCGACTCTCCGCCGCCACCTGGTCCCTTCTCAGGTCGCGGATATCCAGCTCCAGTAGGGTGACTCTCTGTATAAAAGCACCCATGGCTAGCCTTAGCCCCTCGAAGTAGCGCCGCAGCTCCAGCTCGGTAAGCTGCCTCTGGTCCAGCTCCAGCAGGGTTCTACCCAGCCTCTCCCTAGACTCAGGGGAGGTTATGTCACCCAGGGCGTAGCTGTCCCGCAGTAGTACTATCTCCGAGTTCTTAGCCATGTGGTTTAGCCGTTCAGTAAGCTTTAAACTGTGGACATAAAAACACGATTTGTCCACCTCACCGAGTACCATTTGCGGCCCGATTCCAAACCCGAATAGCCCCCCACCCCCCCTTCACAAAAATAGCTAAAAAGAATGTGAAGAGGGGGGGTCCCCCCGCGCACCGGAATGCGCGCAGCGCCGATTTCACGCGAGTTGGAGCCAGACGCCGCAATGGCCGCCACCACGCACCGGGACGTTTTTGGCCCTATCATACCCCCTTCACATCGTAAAAAGGGACCCCCCTTCACATTTTTAGCCGCATTTTTGCACTGTTTTTGGGCCAAAAAATGTGAGGGGGGGTCTGTGGGCCGCATCGCGGGGCCAAAAGCTGTGACAATCCGCTGTGACAATAACTCCCCAAAAATGTGTCAATATTGTGACAATGCCATGGCCACTTCACGAGGTGGTTTTGGGTGCCACGAAGTGGCTACCCGCCCATTGACAGGCCGCGCTTCCCATGATATGATTGTCACAGTTCAGCAGTCATCGTTTAAAGACATGAAGATCTACAATTAACCCCGACTAGTTTAGCACAGCGTTATCACATTTGCCACTACGCTGTGTAACCCCCACCCCCGAACTGTGACAATCGACGCCCCACGTACGCTCGTAGAGCGCGTTGTGCCCGCCGGCCCGCCACGACCCCGGTGGCCCGGCCTCGACGCGTGGGCGCCGGATAAAAACCCAG